CCCCCACCTTCCCCCCGGTCGCACCCGCCTCCGACCAGGAAGAACCTGACCCAGAGGAGAGCAGGGGGAACGAATGACTGGAGTCGTGCTTTCCTTGATCTCAGGCGCGGGGCCTGACAACGACTCCTTGGGAGGACGTACCCTCATGCGCCGCCCCCAGCTCCACCGACCCGCCCCGAACCGCACCACTTGGGCGCACCCCTACACCGGCGCACTCGCCATGGCCGTCTTCTACAACGACGGCGGCGACCCGCCAGCTGGTGGCACCCCCAACCCCCAGGACCCGCCGAAGCCGAGCCCTCCCGCCACGCGCACCTTCACCCAGGACGAAGTCGCCTCTCTGGCCGCGAAGGAGAAGGCGCAGGGCGAACGGGCCGGAGCAAGGGCCGCTCTCGAGAAGGTCGCCGCCGACCTCGGCTTCTCCAACCTCGACGACGCAAAGACGTTCATCGAGGAAGGCCGCAAGGCCAAGGAAGCCCAGCTGAGCGAGCAGCAGAAGAAGGAGCGCGAGCTCGCCGAACGCGAAGCCCGGGCCGACGCCCGCGAGAAGGCCGCCGAAGCCCGCGAGCGCACCGCGAACCGGCGTGCCCTCCTCGTCGGTCTCGGAGCCACTGGAGACGACCTCGACGACGCCGCCGCGCTCCTCCGAGTACCGGACGATGCCGACGACGAAGACGTCCAGGCCGCCGCCGACGCGCTCAAGCAGCGCCGCCCCGAGCTCTTCGGAGCGACCCGGCAGCCCGACCCGACAGTCGTACCCCCGGCCCCCACCGGGCTGCCTGCCGCCGGCGTGCCGCGCCCCGGCGCCAACCAGCCCAAGCCCGGAGAGCGCGGCCTCGCCATGCTCAAGCGCCGAGGGAAGATCCCCGACGCCGCCTAGACCGCACCACCCGTACAACCCAGGGACCACGCCCCTCTCCTCGTGGACGCGCCACCACCCGGCGCCGCCTGAAACACGCACACCACCCTGAGGAGAGGGCAGTGAACGACTTCCAGCCCATGCGCACGAGCGAGGAAGCCACCGCCGACCGGCCGTGGCTCGCCTCCCTCGTCGGCACCCACGACGCGAACACCATCGCCCTGGACACGACGAAGTTCGTCAACGGGGTCCACTACACCGCCGGGCACCCGCTCCAGCCCCGCAACATCATCAAGGACGGCATCCCCCTCGGGAAGATCAAGGCCACCGGGCTCTACGCCCCGTACTCCGGCCCGACATCCGAGGTCCAGACCGTCACCGTCACCGGCACCCCCACCGGCGGCACCTACACCCTCACCTGGTCCGGGCAGACCACCGCGGCAATCCCGTACAACGCGACCGCCGCACAGGTGAAGACCGCCCTGGAGAACCTCTCCAACATCGAGGCAGGCGACCTCACCGTCACCGGCGGCCCCCACCCCGGTTCCGTCATCACCGTGACGTTCGGCGGCCAGTTCATGGGCGACGACGTCGCCGCCATGACCGCCTCCGGCTCCGGCCTCACCGGCGGATCCACCCCCAGCGTCACCATCGGCACCACCACCGGCGGCGGCGCAGGCACCGCAACGGACGGCACCGAAGTCTTCGCCGGCTTCCTCGCCACCGAGTCCACCTTCGCCCCCGGGTCCACCAAGACCAGCGGCGCGCTCCTGTGGCACGGCGAGGTCTACGCCAACAAGCTGCCCATCCCCTTCGACCCGACCGACGTCGCCAGCGTCGCCCCCGGCGTCAGCATCCACTACCGGTAAGCAAGGAGACCGAACATGAGCACCCTCGACCGTCTCCTGCGGAACGTCACGCCGGAAGACATCAACGCCTACATCAACGGGCTCCCCACGCCCAACCAGTACGCGCTCACCCAGAGCGTCATCCCCGAGCGGAAGATCTACGGGCCGAAGTTCCGCATCGAGTCGAACAAGCGGCGCATCAACGCCGCGAAGTTCCGGGCCTTCGACACCCCGCACGCACTCGCGAAGCGGCAGGCCGAGCGAGTCGTCAACGAGGGCATGCTGCCCCCGGTCGGCCAGACCCTGGAAATGGGCGAACTCTCCCTCATCCTGTTCAACGCCCGCCGCGGCGCGGACGACCAGGAGTTCATCGACCAGCTCTACGACGACCTCGAGCGCCACTTCACCTCCATCAAGATCGCCATGGAGATCGCGGCCGGCCAGCTCCTGTCCACCGGCGTCGTCAAGCTCCCCGGCCCGGACAACGGCGGCGAGTGGCTCGACGTCGACTGGAACGTACCCACCGAGAACAAGCCCGTCGCCGCCATCCCCTGGGACCAGGACGGCGCCACCCCGCTCACCGACGAGCAGGCGTGGATCCGCTACCTCAAGAGCGTCGGCGCACCCCGCCCCGCCAAGGTCATCACCTCTGAGCGTGCCGCCGCTGTGCTGGCCTCCAACCTGGAGTACCGCACCGCGTTCTGGAACTCCTCCAGCCCCGGCACCACCCCGTCCACGACCCTGTCGCCGCCGGACGTCAACGCCGTCCGCGCCCGCTGGAGCCTGCCCCCGATCGAGATCTACGACGAGCAGGTCTGGTCCGACGACGAGTACGTCCGCGTCACCCCCGAGTCCCTGTGGGCCATGGTCCCCCCGAACCCGGAGCAGTGGGCGCAGACCCAGTACGGCGTCACCGCCGAGCAGGACAACCTCGACCCCGGCGAAAACCCGGGACTCGAGGCGGCCAGGGAGCCGGGCATCTACGTCTCCTACGAGAAGAAGGAGAACCCGGTCCACTTCTCCACCACGGCCAACGCCATCGCGATGCCGGTCCTCTACGTCAACAACTTCCACATCAGCGCCACGGTGCTGTCGGAGGACTGACCCATGGCCACACTCGCGCGAACAGTGTTCGTCAGGGACCCAGAGAAGCACCGCGACATCCTCCTGCGCGCCGGAGAGACACCGGACCCGAAGTACGCGGTCCTGGTGACGAACCCGGCGTGCTGGGAGGGCGGAAAGCTGCCTGCGGCCGTCAAGAAGCACCTGGCGGCCAAGACGGAGGGCGACAGCGGCCCTTCCGGGGACGACCCGGACGCCGCCTCTGGCGAGGGTCCGGCGGACACCGGCAGCGCTGACACCCAGTCCGACGAAACCACCCCCGCCCACGGGGACGCCTCCGACGACACCAAGCCGGCCGCCACCCGCGCGGCCCGTAAGCCGGCCCGGGGCCGGACGGCCGCCGCTGAGGGCACCGGCGGCCAGTAAGCGGTGTGCGGGCCCGCCCCCTGGTGGGGCGCCAGGCCGGGCCCGCACCTGCACCCCCTTCCCAGCCCACCCCCAACCTGGAGGACCCGGTGGACACAGCCGTACGAGAGTGGCTGCTCTCCCAACTGGGCCGCAGCACGAACGTCACAGACCTCACCGCCCGCTACACCCGGCTCCACACCGGGCGCGCGGTCGCCATCGAGGTCGTCCGCGAACGCCTCGCCGACCTCCTCGCCTCACCGGGGTCCGTGTCCGTGTCCGGCGTCGTGTCCATCAACACGTCCGCGAACATCGCCGCCTACGAACGGCAACTGGCCGCCCTGGAGTCCGGGCAGCCCCCGGCACCCGACGACCCGCCGGCCCCGAACGACGAGGACACCGGCGGCTTCGGTCTGATCCAGCTCGTCGAGCGGCCCCGCCGATGAGCACTCCCACCCGACGCCGCACCCTCCGGGCCCGCCTCCTCGACTTCATCCGCGGCGGGGTAAGTCGCCTTACGGGCGCGTGGCGGATCCTCACCGACGCCCAGGACCGGCTCCTCACCGCCCTCGCAGCGATCCGGCCCGGGCGAGCCGCCATCACCCGCATCCGCGCCGCCGTCCTCACCTTCCAACAGGCCCTCGCCGCGTTCAGCCGCGACACCGGGGCGTTCATCGAACGCTGGGCCACCACCGACCTGCCCACCGCCTACCGGGACGGCTCCCTCGCCATGCTCGACCGGGGCAACCGGCCTCACAGCCTGTGGTCCTGGACCCCACGGCACCAGAGCACCGTCACCACCCTGACCGCCCAGTACTACGCCGACCTTATGAGCCGCCTCCAGGAAGCCATCCGCCGCGCCCAGGCGTTCCTCCGGGCCGCCCAAGACGCCGCCCGCGCCCGGGTCACCCAGTTCAACGCCGGGAGCTTCGACCCCGACGCCCTGCGCCAGCAGCACCCGCTCGGCACCGTCATCTACGTCAACGACGCCCGGCACCCCGTCGAGACGTGGGCCGGGGCCGCGCTGTCGTGGCAGGCCGTCACCGCCTCCAACCTCGGGGCCGTCACCACGGCGTACGAGCAGCTCGGCTGCACCCGCGTCCAGGTCCGCGACGGCGCGGAATGCGGCTGGACATCACACCAGGACTCGGACTTGGCCGACGGCACGTATCGCAGCATCGACGACGCCCTCGCCCACCCCAGCGCGCACCCGAACTGCCAGCGACAGTTCCTCCCACACTTCGACCGCCCCAACCCCCTCGGAGCCTTCGCATGACCGAACGAGAGCAGAAGATCGGGGACATCCTCGACGGGCTCGGCGTCGCTCTGGACATGGACGACGGAGACCTCATCGCCTCCGCGCTCGTCATCGCCAAGGTGATCGACGCAGATGGCGACGCACATCTGGCCATGATGACGAGCGACGGGCTGTCGTGGATCGAGCAGAACGGCCTCCTCGCGTCTGCTCAGCAGGTCGTCAGCCAGCGGCACGTCGACCGGAAGGGTGACGACGAATGATCGCCCCGAGCATGGCCGACCGGCCGCACCAGGTCCGCCTCACCTCCAACGGCCTCACCGGCAGCGTCGAGATCGACGGAACCGATGTCAGCAGCAGCGTCCAGGGCTTCAACCTGGAAGCCCGCCTCGGCTCCACACCGCTCCTCGTCCTCTACGCCGCACCCCAGACCGGCGTCCAGTTCGACGGCCTCGCGCACGTCGCGGTCGGTGACCAGCAGGACCCCGGCGACACCGTCGCCGCGTTCCTCGCCAACATCGACCCCGCCGCCCTCAGCCGCGCCGCCCTCAACCGCGACGACCTCGACGGCACCCCCCACGAACTCACCCGCGCCATGCTCCAGACCCTCGCCGACATGGCCCTCGGCAAGGCAGGCACCTGATGGCCGGGCTGGATCGAGCGCTTGATGGAGTTGTCGCCTTCATCGCAAAGAACCTGCTCATCGACACCGTCCGCGTCACCCGACCCGGCGGTGGCGAACCCGTCCTCAACACCACCACAGGCCAACTGGAGTACCCCGAAGGCGACGTCCTGTACGAAGGCCCCGGTGCGGTCGTCCCGTCCAGCGGCACCACCGAACGGTCCGCAGTCCCCGACGCCACCCAGCCGTGGACCCAGCAGCAGAAACTCGCCTACTTCCTCCTCACCCCGCTGACCGCCCCCATCCCGCCCGAGCAGGCCATCGCGTCCGTCGTCGCCGTCCACGACCCGACCCGGACAGCGCTCCTCGGCCGCACCTGGATGTGCGCAGGGCCCGGCATGGCCAGCACAGTGGAGGTCGTCCGCAAGACGCCTCTGGACCAGAACGCGATTCCGCCCGGCGTGGACGGCGGTGGCCCGTGACTCCCGACGAGCTCGCCGACCGGCTAGAGGCGTCCGCCGACAACCTCGGCGACGCCATCGCCCGCCGCGTCGTCCACACCGCCGAACTCGGGCGCGGCATGATCCGCGCCAACGCCACCGGCCGCCCCGGCCCCAACGTCATCACCGGCAAGTACCGGTCGTCCTGGGAGGTCGTCGGCCGGGGCATCCCGCACGGGGCGCAGTGCACCATCGGCACCAACGCGCCGCAGGGCAGGCGGCTGGAGTACGGGTTCTGGGACATGACGGACAGCATCGGCCGGCATTTCTACCAGCCGCCGTACCCGCACGTCGGGCCCGCTGTCCCCCGCATGGAGGCCGTCCTGCGTGAGCAGATGCTCGGTGCCGTTGAGGAGGTGCTGGGGTGAACAGCGTCCACGTGGCTCCGGTGGGAGACCTCATCGAGCACGACACCAGCGGAGAGTCCGACTGCGTGTGCGGACCGCGCAGCCGCCCGGTAAAGCGCGAAGACGGGTCCGTCGGCTGGGTCGTGACCCACTCGTCCTTGGACGGTCGCGAGCTAGCGGGAGGAGAGGCAGGATGATTGCGCGTGCGCCCGTCACGATGGCGTTCTCCGCCCTGCTGGCTTCCGCCACCGGCATTCCGGTCGGCCGGGGCCGGAAGCCTTCCGGGAACCCTCACCGGTACTACCTGCTCCACTCCCTGCCCGCGTTCTACAGTGGCGCGCCCTACAGCGACCTCAACGAGGACGCCTCCTTCGTCTACCAGATCACTCCCGTGTCCGGCCCGGACCCGACCCGACCCGACTCCTACGGTGTCGCCGACCAGGCCGAGTGGATGGCCGACAAGGCCCGCGAAGTCGCTTGCGGACGCGACCCCGCCACCGGCTTGTGGCTGCACCAGCTTGTGATCCCCGGCGCGAGCGTGATGGGGCGCGGCCCTGACACCGAACCGGGGGGATCATCCGACCCCGCCGATGCCATCATGAGTTACGTACAGCGGTTCAGGTTCGACCTGACCTCCACCTGACCTCTGGTCAGGCACGCTTCACCGCACCGCGGCGGGACCCCACGCGGACGCCACCACGCAGGTGGCCGCACCCACACACCACGTGTAAGGGGCCCGAGCCCGAAAGGCGGGCGGCCCCGGGACAAAGGGGCCCACGAATGCCGGTCAAGAAGTACATGCGGCGCGGGACGTCGAAGTTCTACTTCGTCCCGACCATTGCCGCCGAGAACATGATCCCGACCCGTACCGAGCTCAACGCCGGAACGGAGTTCTCCGAGTTCATCGCAGCGATGGACGGCTGGACGGTCACGAACAACGAGATCGAAACGCCGGACATGGCGGACACCTACGACTCGACGATCCCCGGCTCCGACAAGGCGGACCAGTCGAGCTTCACATTCTACGAGGACGAAGAGGACGCCGACCTCGAGCAGACCTTCGCCAAGGGCACCGTCGGCTTCGTCGTCATCCTCCGCAAGGGCGACAAGCCTGGCAACAACAGCATGGACGTTTTCCCGATCCGTGTAGCAACCCTGTCGCCGCAGTACACCGCGGACAACGAGGCCGCAAAGTTCATGGCAACGTGCTCGATCACCAGCCGGCCTCTCCAGGGCGCCCCCGTCCCGGCCGCTGGCACGAACGAGGTCCAGACCGTCACGATCACGGGCACGCCGACCGGCGGCACGTACACGCTGACGTTCTCCGGGCAGACCACCTCCGGCATCGCGTTCAACGCCGCCGCCTCCGCCGTTCAGTCCGCCCTGGTCGCGCTGTCGAACATCGAGTCCGGTGACGTGACGTGCGCTGGCGGCCCGCACCCGGGAACTCCGGTCACGGTCACGTTCGCCGGCCAGTTCGCCGGAGACGACGTCCCGCAGATGACTGCTTCCGCCTCCCTGACCGGCGGCACCAGCCCCGCGGTGAACGTCACCACGACCACACCCGGCGGCTGACCCCAGTCTGACCTCCCCTGCTCCCGGCTGGGCCCGACGACGTTCGGGAAGGGGCGCCCGTCGGCGCCCAGCCGGGTCCCCCTTCCCTTGACGGAGGAACCACCCCATGACCGCACGCAAGCCCGCACCCCCGGCCGAAGCCGTTACCGCCGACGCGCACTGGGAAGCGAAGCGCGCCAAGCTCCGCGCCCGCACCCGCCCCACCGTGACCCTGACGATCTGCGACGACGACGACCTCAAGAAGGCGGCCGCGACCGCCCAGCTCCTGGAGGAGCAGGCCCAGGAGACCGCGGAGAAGAACCCGGGCGACAAGACCGCCCAGGCCGCCGCCAAGGCTGCCGCCGACCATCTGGCGTCCGCGCAGGCGGCACTCGACGAGGCGTCCATTGAGCTGCGCTTCCAGGCGCTGCCCCGCAACGAGTTCAGGGAACTCCTTGCCGCGCACCCGCCGACCGAGGACCAGGCTGGCAAGGGCTACGACTACAACCCCGACACGATGGCCCCGGTCCTCATTGCCGCCGCGTCCCTGGACCCGCTCACCGAAGAGGACGCCGCCGAGTTCCTCGACAACTGGTCGCAGGCCGAAGGCGAGCGCCTCTACTCCGCCGCCCTCCGTGTCCAGCAGGCGGACCGCATGGACCTGGGAAAAGGCTGATCGAGGATGAGCAGCTACGTGCCGAGCTGGAGCTCTGCCACCACCACGGCATGCCCCACTCCCAGTTCCGGGGCGTCGGCACCGGCACGTGGACTCCCCTTGACCGGGCCAAGGCCCTGGCCTACCAGGCGTACCTGCGGACCGTCTGCACGTGCGGGACACGCGAAGACGAGTGGGACCCCGACCTCGGCGGCGACCCCTACGCCTACGTCGCATCCGCCCGCCGCTGCTTCGGCTGCGAGGAGATCCAGCGCGTGCAGCAGCACATTCCCGACGGGCAGGCCGGGGCCGGCATGAAAGTCGTCCTGCTTCCCGCGTCGGTGGCCGCCGCAATGGAGGTCGCCGAAGCGCTCAAGACCTGACCAACCGCGTACCAGCAGAGAGGAGGGCGACCGGTGGCCCACTGGAATCTGGATGTGTCCCTGCGGGGGCAGGGCACCAGCCTGGCCAGGACCCTGCGGGCCAACGCCGGTCACGCCCGCACTCTCGCCCGTGCCACCTCCGACGCCGAGCGGGAGGTACGCCGCCTCGGCACCACCTCCCGCACCGCGCAGGGAGCCATCGCCGGTGTCGGCCGGGCGTCCGACGCTGCCCGCGGCCGCCTCCAGCGCATGGCCCGCCAAGCCCAGAACGGGGCCCGGGACCTCCGCGACCTCGCCCGGGCCGCGGCCGATGCCGAACGCAGCCTCAGCCGGGCCGTCCGTGATATCCGCATCACCGCCCGCCTCGACGACAACACCACCGCCGCCCGCGCCTCACTTCGGACCGCACTGGCAGAAATCCAAGCCCTGTCCCCGGTCCGGATCCGCGTCGACTTCGACGGCGACCCCGCCCGGCTCGCAGCGACCGCCGCAGCCGTACGGGACCTCCGCACCAACGCCGGCCGGGCCGAAGGCTCACTCAGCGCCCTCGCTACCCGGGGTGCGGCAGCGGCAGTAGCGCTGCGCGCAGCAAAGGAAGCCGCCGCCGATCTCTCCAGGGAACTGCGCACACTCCGAGGAAGAGCCGTCGCGGCGGCAGCCGCCTTGGACGAGATCGGAGACCGGGCCCGCCATGCGGCAACCGGGATCCGCTCCGTCGGCAGCAGTGCCCGCACCGCGCACACCAACATCGGCGACCTGTCCGGCAGCACCCGGACCCTACGCGGCGACCTGGACGACCTCGACGGCACCCTCACCCGGGTCACCGGACGCCTCGGCGGGCTCAACGGCAGCCTCGGCACGGTCAGCAACTCCACGAACGGTGCCGCGGACAACACCCGAAACCTCATCGTGGCCGCCGTCGCCCTCGGTACCGCCCTCATCCCGATCGCCGCCGCGACCGTCCCGATTGCCGCAGGCCTCACCGCCTCCGGTGCAGCAATCGGCGCGTTCGGTGTCGCGGTGGCCGGGCAGATCGTCGCACTCACAGAAGCCGCCGAAGCGGAGAAGAAGTACCAGGACGCCATCGACGAGCACGGCAGGTCCTCCGAAGAGGCAGCCAAGGCCGAAGCTGAGTACCTGCGGACCCTGTCCGACATGCCGCCCGCGGCCCGGGAGTCCGCCGCCGCCCTGGCCGTCTTCAAGGACGAGTACAAGGACTACTCGGATGCCCTGGCCGGGGACACCATGCCCGTCGTCACCAAGAGCCTGGGCCTTTTCGGGGCGCTCCTCCCGCACACCCAGGGCCTCGTCAAGGGCACCTCCCGCGAGCTCGACCGTCTCCTGAACGTTGCTGCCGGCGGCATGACGACCTCTGGCTTCGACCGGTTCATCAAGTCCTTCACCGAATTCGCGACCGGGGCCCTGGCCCGCGGCACCACCCACCTCACCGGCTTCATCCGGGCCCTCGACACCGGGGAGGTCGGCTCCGACCTCCGGGAGTTCATGGCCTACGCCCGCGAGAACGGGCCCCTCGTCGGAGAAACCCTCAGGAACCTCGCGAAGGCCGTCACCAACCTGCTGGTCGCCGCCTCCGACATGGGCGTCAGCGTCCTCACCGCCGTCAACGCCCTCGCCCAGCTCGTCAACGCCGTCCCCCCAGAAGCCTTGTCCACGTTCATCCAGCTCTACGCCGCAATGAAACTGGCGACGCTCGGCATGGCCACCCTGGGTGCCGTCGCCGGCGGGGCCGCGCTCGCCAACGTCACCGCGTTCGGACGGTCCATGATGTTCGGCGGTGTCCGCCAGGCGATCGGCGGCGTCACCCAGCGCATGTCCGGACTCCAGAAGGCAGCCATCGGCCTCGGAGTCCTTGGCGTAGTGGCGATCGGCGTCGCCAAGCTCGCCGAGAACGCCCGCGGCGCACCCCCGGACGTCGACCGGCTCACCACCAGCCTCAAGCGGCTCCACGCGACCGGCGAGTACACCGGTGAACTGAAGGACACCTTCGGTGACACCGCCGGGCTGGTAAAGAAGATCGACGACATCGGCAAAGCCGCGAAGGAGAACGAGGAGTACGTCAAGTCGTTCGGTAACGCTGGCATCGGCCCCCTCGATGACCTGCGGCGTAGCGCGCACAACTTGTGGCAGGACTTCACCGAGGGCGAGAAATCTCTCAGTGCTCTGAAAGACGACTTCAAGGGCCTCGACGAGTCCCTGGCCAGCATGACGCAGTCCGGGAACGGCAAGCAGGCCGGCGAGTTCTTCGACCTGGTTGAAGCCTCCGCCAAGAACGCCGGCAAGAGCGCCAAGGAGGTCGCGGAACTCTTCCCCGAGTACAAGGCGGCTGTTGCCGCCGCCGCCGCCGAGCAGGAGCTCGCCGCTCAGGGGATGGGGCTGTTCGGTCGGCAGGCGCAGGCGACGAAGGAGAAGCTCGACGCGCAGAAGGCCAGCACCGACGGGCTGCGCCAGTCGATCGTCGCCCTGAATGAGACGAACCGGGCTGCGCTCGGCGGCATGATCGGCTTCGAGGCGAGCATCGACGCCGCGGCGAAGGCGGCGAAGGAGAACGCCGGGTCGCTGAAGATGGTCAACGGCGAGCTCGACCTTAACTCGCCGAAGGCCCAGGCCGCCGCAACCGCCCTGCAGGATCTTGCGGCAAAGACTGACGAGGCGGCAACTGCAGCTAAGGACCAGAACCGCTCCTGGGAGTACGTCAACGGGATCTACGAACGCGGCGAGCAGGCCATCATCAGGGCCGGCCAGGCGATGGGTCTCACCAATTCCCAGGCCCGGTCCCTTGCCGCGAGCATCCTCGTCATTCCGGAGAAGAAGGTCAGCACAATCGAGATGCGGCGCGAGGACGCCATCGCCGGTCTCGACTCCGTCATCGCGAAGATCAAGGCGACGCCGGGCAACAAGTCCGTCACCGTGAAGGCCCTGACTGCCGACGCGAAGGCGCTCCTTGAGCAGCTCGGCTACAAGACGAAGACGCTCCCCGACGGTCGAGTCCAGGTCACGGCTCTCACCGGCAGTGCCATCTCCGGGCTGCAGCAGGTCAAGTACGCCCGCGACAGCCTCTCCGACAAGACCATCACCATCACCACGAACTACCGGGTCACCGGATCCACGGCCCGCCGCGAGGGTGCGCACGGTGCGCAGCTTCGGGAAGCTGACGGCGGGGTCGTTGACTACTACGCCGACGGCGGGATCCGCGGGGGCATACGGAGCTTCGCGCAGGGCGGCTTCGGTAGCAGCCCCGACACGAAGAACGGTCACGTTGCGCACATTGCGAGGGCCGGTACATGGCGCGTTTTTGCGGAGGATGAGACAGGCGGGGAATCGTACGTACCTCTCCACCCGTCCAAGCGGACCCGGTCCCGTGCCATCACCGAGGAGACGGTGCGGCGTCTTGGCGGCGACCCCGCAGCGATCCAGTGGAACGCGGACGGCAACGTCACCGACTGGCGGTACGACCCGAACAGCGGCTCCCTGTACTCGCCGACCGACGCCGGGCAGGCCGGGCACAAGACCAAGAAGGTCAAGGTCAAGGGCAAGAAGGGGAAGGTCACCACCAAGGACGTCGAGTACTTCTCCCTGGCCGCAGTCGAGAAGCAGCTCAAGGCCAACAGCAAGGCCACCCGGGTCTGGAACGCCGACCTGGAGAAGGTCGCCGACCGCGTCGGGGGCGACGTCGCTGACGCCCTCGCTGCGATGGGCAAGGACGGTGTGGCCCTCGCGAAGAAGATGGCGAACGGGTCGACGAAGTACATCAACGAGATGGCGGCCGCGCTCAGGAACCTGTCCGCAACGGCGAAGGCGTCGCTGACGGACTACACCCGGCAGCTCGACAAGGCCACCGGTGCCGACAGCGCGTTCACCCGCAACCTCGCCACGCTGGCAGCCCGCGGGTACGGGGACCTCGCCAAGCAGCTCGCCGCCCAGGGCGACACCGCCGCACAGCAGCTCGCCGCTGCCGCAGTGAAGGACAACAAGAAGGCTGGCAGCGCGAACACTGCGGCGAAGAAGGCCAACAGCGCCCTCACGAACGACGAGGTCGACCAGCTCATCGCGATCATCGCGGCGATCAAGACGAACAAGACCGGCATCCACACGGTGGCCGACACCACCGGGCTCGGCGAGGACGTCATCATCGCCACCGCGACGAAGGCCCAGTCCCAGATCAAGTCATCCCTCGGCTCCCGGGCAGCGAAGTTCATTGCCGACCTCGCCCGGGCGAACAAGGGCCTGTCGTACGAGAACGGTGGCATCCGGGAGGGCATCTACTCCACCCGCGGCGGCGCGGTCACGTTCGCCGAGCCTGCCAGCGGCGGCGAGGCGTACATCCCCCTCGGGGCGAACAAGCGAGGCCCGGCCACGAACGTCCTCCGCGACGTCGCCGCCCGGTTCGGGGTGGGCCTGACCGACGTCTCTGGCAGCCGTCCCCTGGTCATCGTCCGCGAGGGCGGCGACACCAACGTGAACGTCAGCACCGTCCGCACCGGGGCGACCGCTTCGGACATCGCTTCCCAGGTCGGGCGCCAGGTCCGCCGGGCTCGCAGGGGAGGGGTGAACGCCCGTGCCGCCGCTTGAGCTGACGGACTGGCAGTACGAACTCGGCGGCGTCCTCATGGGTGCCGGAACACCTATTCAGGTCATCGAGACCACCGGCCTCGGCCGTCCGCCGGTCCGCGACGCCGACGTCGACCAGCCGTCCATGGATGGGGTGTTCGCCGGCCCGGACTACTACGCGGCCCGCCAGGTGCAGATCGACGCCGCGATCCGCATCCCCGGTGACCCGGCCGCCTGTCACGACGTGGTGGCCGCCCTTCAGGCCGACGCCGACGATCCTGCGGTGCGCCTGGCAGGCGGGGTGACGATGCCGCTGCGGATCCTGCGCCCGGGCCGCCCCGTGAAGCGCCTCGACGGTCGGCTGCGCCGCGTCGACCCCGAGTACAAGCAGGTCGTCCACGGCTACGTGCCCCTCGACCTGGAGTTCGTCGCCACGGACCCCACGTTCTACGCCGATGAGGAGACCACCACGGAGATCCCCCTCGGCTGGCTCACCGGCGGAGGGTTCGCCGCCCCGATCGTCGCCCCCATTTTCGTGCAGTCGGGGACAACGGCTGCGGACCGGCCCGGGTGGGCCCACAACGCTGGCACCGGGCACGCATGGCCGGTCATCCGCATCACCGGCCCGGTCGCCAACGTGTCCGTCATCCACTCCACGTCCGGGCGCCGCCTCGACCTGCCCACCCTGAACCTGGCCGCCGGCCAGTGGGTGGAGATCGACACCCGGCCCGGCTACCGGACCGTCACCCGGGAGACCGGCGGCAACGCCTCCACGCTCCTGTCGCCCGCCTCCCGTATCGACCTGTTCTCCCTGCCGCCCGGCCCCAGCGAATTCCGGTGGACCGGCTTCGACAACACCAACACCGCCCGTCTCCGCCTGACCTGGCGCGACGCCTACACCGCCCTCTGAGGAGCGCACCATGCCGTTGTATCAAGTGCCTATCCTCGTGAACGGGGCCACACATTCGGCCGAGCAGTTCAGGGCCCTAGTCCAAGATCTTGCCCGAGGCGCCGAGGGCATCACGGCCGGTACCGACCTGAAGGTGTCCCAGCTCGGCACCCCGGGCGGCGGCGTGCAGGTGGCGAGTGGTTCTGGCGTCGTCCGTGGCCGCTTCGACGCCTTCCAGGGCTCCTACGCCATCCGGAATCAGGGCTCGGCCACTGTGGATGTCGCCCCAACAGGGGGCTCGCCTCGCTCCGACATGCTGATCGTGCGAGTCCAGGACCCGCAATACGAGGGGAGCCTGAACCCGGCAACCGACAACATCAACTACTTCCAGATCATCTCGAACGTGTCCTCGTCCGCCACGACGATCCCCGACGGGCGGACGGGGATTCCGCTGGCCCGGATCGACATTCCGGCGTCCACGTCCACGATCACCAACGCCATGATCAAGGACCTGCGGCAGATAGCGAACCCCCGCCGCGAACGGCAGCTCCTCACCCAGTCGCCGAGCGGGCAGTCCACCGTGATCGGCGCGTCCACCACCTTCGCCTACTTCAGCACCGCCCCTGGGTGGACGATCGCGATTCCCGACTGGGCCACCACGGTCCGCATCAAGATCGACGTAGTGCCCTTGCGGTTCTCCGTCAACAACTACTTCGGCAGCGTCCGCGCGACCTTCGGCAGCAGCCTCACCCTGCAGGAGACCACTCTCGACGACAACCAGGGCACCGGCGTGCGCCGGGTCGGGACCATCGTCGCGGACACCCTCACCATCCCCTCCGCCTACCGAGGCACCTCCCAGCTTCTCCGCGTCCAGGGCGCGGGATCGTCCGGTAACGCGGGCCGCATCCAGGTCGACTCAGGCACAGCCCTTGCCGCGGATGTTGAGTTCACCGAGGCCCCCCGGTGACCGCCTCCGCCCCCGGTCGGGTCCTCACCCAGCACGCCCTGACCGGGGCGTGGCTCTCTCACGCCCTGCCCGTCGGGGACCTGGAGTACGGCGACGAACTCAACGGCCCCGGCAGCCTGACCGGGACCCTGTCCCCGCGCCTGGTGTCCCAGAGCCCCACCCTCCTCGATCCGGGCACCACCCTCATCTACGTCGAGGTCGACGACCAACTCCGGTGGGGCGGCCTCGTCTGGGACGTCCGACCGAAGGGCGACGTCTTCGCGATCGAGGCGGCCGGCTGGTCGTCGTACCTGCAGAGGCGGTTCGACCTCGACGGGCAGTGCGGTGGCCGCGGCCCCTGGACCTACACGGACCGGTGCCAGGTCGTCCGCGACATCTGGGCCTACGCCCAGTCCATCCCCGACGGCGACCTCGGTGTCGTCGTCGACGCAACGACGTCCACGTCCACGATCGGCACCCCCGCCGAACGCTTCAACAGCTACTGGTGGGACGGGAAACCGCTCGGCGACATGGCGGACGAGTTGGTGTCCGCCGAGGCCAGCCCCGACTACACCTGCACCACCGCCTGGAACCCCGCCCGCACCGCCCCGGTACGCCGCATCCGCCTGGGGTGGCCACGCCTCGGCGCCCGCCGCACCGACATCACCTTCGAGTCCGGCGTCAACATCCTGGACGACCCGGAGGTCCCGTTCTCCGGGGACGAGTACGCCCAGGTCGTCATCGGCCTCGGTGACGGCGACGGGTCCGCGAAGAAGCGGCAGGTGTCCGCTGTCCGCAACGGCAGGCTGCGCCTGGAGCACACCCAGGACTTCGCGCAGGTCAAAGCCAACGACACCCTCGCCAAGCTGACCGCGGCCGAGCATTCGCGGCGCATGGTCCTCGGCTCGGTCGACCAGATCACCATCCGCAACACCAGCTCCGCCCCGTTCGGGTCGTGGCAGGTCGGCGACGACGTGTACACCCGGGTCCGCAACCCGTGGGTGAACTACACCGGCTGGCGGCGCATCACCGGGTGGAAGACCCGCCCCGACGCCGAGGGCGGCCCGCAGGCCGTCATCGACCTCAAGCCAGCCGACGCCTACAAGTACGGAGGTGTCTGATGGACATCGGCCAGAAGATCGCCAGCCTCGAGCGACAGATCGCGGAACTGCAGCGCTCCGCCCGACTCTCCTCCGCATCCCTCGACGACACCGCCCTCCTCGTCCGGGACGGCACCGGGTCACTGCGGGGCATCGTCGGGCAGCAGGGCGACGGCACCACCGCCGTCACCATCGTCAACGGCCCGCCCCCGCCACAGCCGTCCGCCCCGCTCGTCCTGTCCGTCCTCGGCGGCGTCACCGCATCGTGGGACGGGCTGTTCACCGACGGGGTACTGCCGCTGGACTGGTCCCGTACCGAAGTCCACGCCAGCCCCGAGGACGGGTTCACCCCGACCGCGGTAACGCTGCAGTCGACGATCGAGACCGCGCAGGGCGCTACCGTCGTCGTCCCCACCGACACCCCCGTGTACGTGCGGCTCGTCGCCCGCAGCACCTCCGGCACCGCCTCCGCACCCTCCGCCCAGACAGGTCCGTACGGGCCGGAGCCGGTAGTGGTGCCCGACGGGACCATCACCACGGTCAAGCTCGCAGACGACGCCGTCACCGCCGCCAAGGTTGCTGTCGGCGCCGTCGACTCCACAGCCATCCAGGACGGTGCAGTCCTCGAAGTGGCCCTGCACGACGCAGCGGTGTCGACGGGGAAGCTCGCCACCGACGCCGTGACGTCCCCGAAAATCGCCGCGAACTCCGTCATCGCCGGGAAGATCGCCGCGAACGCGGTCACTGCGGCCACCGTCGCAGCCGGGGCGATCACCACCGACAAGCTGACCGTAACCGGCGGCGCGAACATCCTCACCGACCCCAGTTTTGAGGGGGCGTACACGGCGGCCATCATCTCCGGTAGCCCCCACGCCACCCAGGACACCACCAAGGGCAACGGGTCACCGACCTCGCTTCGCATCAACGCGGTGTCGGCGTCCCCGGCCTACCGTTCTGTGCAGCTCACCGCCCTGCCCGTACTGCCCGGCGACCAGATCCGGCTGGGTATCGACTACTGGGTGTCCGCCGACTGGGCAGGAACCGAGGTCAACTTCCAGATCCGGTGGGAGACCGCAGCCGGCGGGATCATCAGCTACGGCAAGGCGAGCACCACCAGCCCCGTCCGGGACGCGTGGACGGCCCTGTCTGGCACCTACACGGCACCGGCGACCGCAGCGGTCGCCCGGATCCGGGTGGAGTCGGGCAACGCGACGGCGGGCACGGTGTGGTGGGACAACGCGTCCGTGCGCCCGGTGCTGCCCGGCACCCAGATCCAGGACGGGGCGATCACCACCGCGAAGATCGTCGCTGGTGCGGTGCAGACTCTCCAGCTCGACGCGGAGAGCGTGAACGCCTCGAAGATCGCAGCCGGGGCGGTGACGACTGCGAAGCTCGACGCGTTGGCGGTCACCGCCGACAAGATCGCCGCGAACACGATCACCGCCGGGAAACTCGCCGTCGGCTCCGTGGACGCGACCGCACTGAAAGCCGACGCGATCACCGGCAAAACCATCACTGGGGGCACGATCACCGGTACCAGCATCGTGGGGGGAACCGTCACCGGGTCCACCATCCAGACCGCCACTACCGGCCGTCGCGTCGTCATCAACACGACCGGCGTCATCCAGCTGTGGTCAGGCCGAGCAGCAGGCGAGACGCCTGGCACCATCGAGTCCGGCATCACATCGGACGGCGAGATGGAACTCGGCTACCTCACCATCAAGCCGCCGACACACGGCCCGACGCCACCCGAATTCACCATGGCGGTAGGACCGTCCGGTGAACGCCAGTGGCGTGTCGGCCCGCTGGCCATGCTCGAAGACGGAACGACGTCGGCGGCCAGCGTCCTGGGAAAGCTGTACGTCTCCGACTCCATCGAGGTGGGCAGCGGAACCGTCTTCGCCGACCCGGGCTGGAACGCTTTGACGTTCGGCACCGGATGGACCGGGTACGGTACGACGTTCGGGTCCGGGCGCTTCCGGGCGATGCCTGATGGCAGCGTGGTGGTCCGGGACCTGGCGAAACGCACTGCGACCACCACTTTGGTGAACGGCGAGATCATCGCCACGCTCCCCGCTGGCTACCGGCCGGCCACCACGTTCCAGGTGAACCAGTGGGTAGGCGCAGGGCCGGGCGGCGGCAGTCTCTCGGTCAACGTGAACTCGTCCGGGCAGATCAGCCTCAACAACATCAGCAGCGGCGCCAACACCTACCTGGCCGCCGGGACCGGCTACCTGTCCCTCAACCAGATCCAATTCTGGCTGGACTAACCCGAGCGCGGCCCCGACAAGCCCCATCCGCGGGTGGTGGACCAGGGGCAACCCCTGGCCCACCACCCCGTACGCTGACCTGTAGGGCGACCCTCCGCCCCGCACCACCCCCGAGGGACTGCCACCCGGCCCCGGCCGGCGCAGCACGCCAACCACATTTGCTCTGGGCGCGGGGAGTGCAGGAGCACGGGCACGGTGCCCACCGATCTCACGATCCGCACATACGACCCAGCCCCCGGGCTCGGCCGCCACCAGGTCCTGGACCCGCGGAGCCTGGCCTACCGGCGCCCGTACGACGGGCAGCCGCTGCGCGCGACCGCGTGGGAGCCCCGCCTGCCCGTCCTCGACCAGCGCAACCTGATCGCCCAAGGCATCCACACCGCAGACGCCTACGGACTCGAGCAGGATGTCGACGCGCTCGCGTCGTGCACCGGCAATGCGGCCACCGCCCTCCTCTCCATCCTCCTCACCCCCGAACAGGCGCACGCCGCCGCCCTCAACCTCGCGGATGCGGCGATGGCACAGCACTTCGCGATCGGCCTGTACGCGGATGCCACCGCCTGCGACCAGTGGTCCCAGTACACGTGGCCCACCCAGGACGTCGGCTCGTCCGGCCTCGGCGTCGCCAAGGCCCTGCGCAACCGGGGCCTGATCGACCAGTACGGGCACGCCACCACCGCCGAAGAACTGTGCACGCTGCTGCAGACCGGGCCGCTTCTCCTCGGGATGCCGTGGCACGCCGCTTTCAGCAGCCCGGACCCGGACGGCTTCATCGACGCCGACCCGGCCTGGGCGGACTCGCCTCTGGAGGGCGGCCACGAGGTGTGCGTCACCGCCCTCGAAGCCGTCGCGTTCGACGACGGCACCCTCATGCCGGAGCACTCGATCCTCCGCTTCCGCCAGTCCTGGGGCAGCGCCTGGGGGGACCACGGCGACGGCCGGCTCCGCCTCTCCACCTACCTGGCCCTCCGCGACCAGGCCGACGTCATCCAGCCCCGCATTGACTCCTGGAGCACCCGATGAGCCGTCTCACCAAGCCCGACGACACCGCCGACCCGGCCAACACGCCTGAGGCGAAACCCGCCCCGGAAGCGTCAACGACCCCGCCCGTAGCGGAAACCCCGGCCCCGCAGGACCTGCACGAGCCGTACCCCGGCGCCCATTTCTTCCATGGCGGCCGGCACAGCCCGATCGTCCAGGCCATGGCCCGCCGCCTCGTCCAGGAAGGGCACTGGCCGAGCACGCAGCCCGCTGGCGCGGACTGGACGAACGGCCACAGGAAGGCCTTCGCCGCGTTCCAGCACACCCTGCGCCCCAGGGAGGGCGGCGACGTATCCGGCATCCCCGACCAGGTGGCATGGGACCGGCTACAGGTGCCCCGCGTCACGCCCGCCCCGACCAGAGAGAACTGACCATGGCTACTCCACTGAACGCCGACCGCCTGCTCAAGGCTCTCCGTGACGAAGGCCTCACGGTCGTCGAGCACCGCAGTTGGCGGACGAACAACCGGAACCACAAGGGACCGTGGGGGCCGACGCACGGCGTGATGATCCACCACACCGTCACCAGCGGCACCGCCAACAGTGTCGAGCTCTGCTACAACGGCCACTCCGCCCTGCCCGGACCGCTCTGCCACGGCGTCATCGACAAGGCCGGGGTCGTCCACCTCGTCGGGAACGGGCGGGCCAACCACGCTGGGCTCGGCGACGACGACGTCCTCCGCGCCATCATCGACGAGAAGCCGCTCCCGGCGGACAACGAGGCGAACACCGACGGCAACCGGCACTTCTATGGCTTCGAGTGCGTCAACCTCGGTGACGGCAAGGACCCCTGGCCCGAGGCTCAGCTCCTCGCCATCGAGAAGGCCGCCGCAGCCCTCTGTCGCGTACACGGCTGGTCCGTGCGATCCGTCCTCCGGCACCTCGACTGGCAGCCCGGGAAGGTCGACCCCCGAGGCGTCGACTGGGCCGCCATGCAGGCCCGCATCACCAAGCGCCTCGGCGGCAAGCCCGCCACGACCCCGACCAAGCCTGCCCCGCCCAAGGCCCCCGTCGTCGACCTGTCGAAGCTCATCGCGGCCGCGCGCTCCAACCCGGCCGCCAAGGGCACCCCCGTCACCTACGCCGGGGTCCGCATCGTCGAGACCGCCCTGGTCGACGCCGGGCTCCTCGCCAAGCCGTACTCCGACGGCCACTTCGGCACCACCACCGTCGCCGCCTACTCCCGCTGGCAGAAGTCCAAGGCTGGCGGCAGCTACACCGGGAAGGCCGCCGACGGCATCCCCGGCAAGGACTCCCTCACCCGACTCGGCAAGAAGTACGGGTTCACCGTCACCGCCTGACCACCTCCTAACCGCCTCCTCACTTAGGAATTCACCATGCAGCCCAACCTCGACACCGCGTACTGGCTCGGCCTCGCGATCAGCGTCGTCCTGCCCGTCCTCGTCGGTCTCGTCACCACCCGCGTCACCAAGCCCGGCACCAAGGCCGTTCTCCTACTCTTCCTCACCGCCCTGAACGGGTTCCTCGTCGAACTGGCCAACCCCGGCGACGACTACCAGGTCGGCTCCGCCGTAGTCCTGTGGGCAGTCAGCTTCGCCACCGGCGTGCTGACCCACTTCGGTCTATGGAAGCCCACCGGAGTCGCGGGCCGAGCCCAGGACGTCGGAGCGAAGAACGGCACGGCGGTAGGCGCCTGATGCGCGCGGCGGCCTTCCTGCCCTGCCGGGTGCTGAAGCGGCTCGACAACAGGCTGGGCCGCCGCGGTGCATACCTGGCGTGCGCCGGCATGGCGTGGACGATGCTGGGTCTGAGCTTCATGACGGAGCCCAGCCCCAACACGGTTCGCGGCATGGTTCTCCTGCGCCAGATAGCTCCCATGTGGGTTTGGGGTGCGCTGTGGGTGGTCTGCGGACTCACGGCGATCGCCTTCGCTCTGGCCCGCACAGGACGTGACCGGTACGGATTTGCTGCTGCGGTCCTACCGACATTGCTGTGGTCGTGCGCCTACATCGGCGCGATCATCGACGGCGACTTTCCCTCCGCCTGGGTGAACGCTGCCACCTGGGCATTTGCCGCACTGCGGTTGATCGTCGTATCCGGGTGGCCTGAGCCACCGGTGCGCCGCCCGGAGAATGGATCAGCGTAATGGGTAACGCGTGGACCGCCGTTGGCACGGCAGCAATCGCCCTCATCAGCCTCGCGGGAACCCTGTACGCGTCGCGGAACTCGCGGATCGCGGCCCGTGAACAGGCGGCGCCGCAGAACGCGGCGAGTGAGCGGCAGCAGGACCGTGAGGCGTTCAAGGAGATACGGGACGCCTTGCAGGCGCAGATCAACGGGCTACGCGAGGAGATCGGGCAGCTCAAGCACGACGTCGACAAGCTCCGGTCCGAGCGGGACGACCGGGAGGAGAAACTCCGGTCCGCACTGATGGTGGTGCGCTCGGCGAATCAGCGGCTACGTGCGTGCACGTGTGGCCAGGAGCCCGTTTCGGTGCCCACCGACCTCATCACCTGGAGCATCTGATGGCCACCGTCACGGGCAAGCTGTTCGGCGGGGTGCCGTCGCAGACCCGGATCGAGATCGAGCTGGTCGACGTCACCGGCGCCCGGGCGATCGGGTACGCCGGCGGGGAAGAGGCCGAGGTCGTCCGCCCCGTCCTGGTGAAGCCGCAGGAGGACGGCACCTGGTCCGCGGACCTGATCCCGAACGCGCAGGTCCAGGCGGACGCCGGGGACACGGTGTGGGCGGTGATGGAGGGCCGCTCGTACGACGGCATGCCGGTGATGACGTACATCCTGGTGCCGGAGACCGGCGGCCCGCACTGGGTGGGGGATCTGCGGGTCGATCTGGGGGAGGCCCCGACCGGGGGTAGCACCATCGTGTACGTGCCGGGCCCCGAGGGCCCAGCAGGACCGCCCGGCGCGACAGGCCCGGCAGGCGACCCTGGCCCACAAGGCCACCCGGGCGCTGCCGGAGCCGATGGGGCGCCGGGAGCCGACGGGGCGACCGGGCCGGAGGGCCCGCAGGGGGTGCCAGGCCCGCAGGGAGACCCCGGACCCACCGGAGCAACCGGTGCAACCGGCCCGGATGGAGCCAAGGGCGACACGGGAGACACAGGCCCTCAAGGCCCCGCCGGGCCGAAGGGCGACACCGGCGCTACCGGTGCGGCCGGGGCCACGGGAGCGGTCGGCCCGGCCGGCCCCAAGGGCGACACTGGAGCCACTGGTGCAACGGGACCCGCCGGCCCCAAGGGCGACACTGGAGCCACTGGTGCAACGGGACCCGCCGGCCCGAAGGGCGATACGGGAGCTACCGGGCCGCAAGGACCGCAGGGCCCTGCTGGCGTCCCGCCGACAGGTGACGTCGTCGGCGTCATCCGCACGGTCGACAAGGCCGCTGACGAGTCCGTCACCTCGTCTACCGTCCTCCAGGACGACGACCACCTCACCCTCCCCGTTACCGCTGGCGGCCGGTACGCCATAGACGCGTGCCTGGTTGTCTCGGGGGACCCGGCGGGCGACCTGCTGCTGACTCTGTCTGCGCCGCCCGGCTCTACTGGGCATTGGGCTCCGGCCGGGATCACGCTGGGCGTTTCGGACGGCACGGGGTCGTTGCGGCTGACTCGGTACGACCCTGGTGTGGCTATTGGGGTCGGCATCACTGCTGCCGGGCTGATCGTTACTCCGCTTGGCACGATCACTGCGGGTGCGTCCGGGGCGATCACTGTGCAGTGGGCGCAGAACGCGGCGATGGCTACGGCAACGGTGTTGCGTGCCGGGTCGTGGCTCAGGTTGACGAGGGTGGCATGACAAGTCTGGCGTCCAGGCTTTTGACCTGCGGTGTTGTCCTATAGTTTTGCGACTTAAATAACCGGATCTTGCACGTCTCTCCATCCTTGCCGGCCCCCTCTGGACTGTCGTCCTCGGGTCGTCTCGACGGACAAGCAGCAGCACGTAGGCTGACACGGCGCCGCCCGCGGCCACCTCTAATGGTCGGGGCGTCGCGCTGGCGGGCTACTGCTCGGTGGCTGCACACCTGCGGCACTGTGGCGTGCCCTCCGGCACGTAGTCGTGTTCCGCCGCCGTGGTCCTCACTGCTCGGTAGTGGTCTGACGGCGCTGCTGCTCGGTCCAGTCGATGCGCAGGTTCCGCAGTTCCTCGCAGATGCCGTCGTACGTGGCGCGAGCGCGGTTCAGGGTCTTCTTGGCGTCCGCCGCGTCGGCTTCTAGGCGGCGGTACTGCTCCTCGTACTCCTCGCGGGTCATAGTCGTACTCCTCACTGCTCGGTGGTGGCCGAAGGCTCGACTGCCGCTACGGCGGTGACCTTCAGGCCGACCGAGAGGTCTCCTACCTCGGCCGCGTTCTCTAGGTCGGCTCGGAGCTGGGCCGGATTGACATCGCCGTCGGTCTCAATGCAAAGGATGTAGGTTGCCATGGTCGCGGTCCTCACTGCTCGGTGGTGATGGGCGCCGGGTCCCAGACTTCAACTCCGCACCCGGGTCGGGCGCAGTGCCACTGGATGCCGTCCTTGCTCTCGTGGTCGATGACGACGTCGTGGTCGTAGGTGTCGCCGCAGACCTCTTCGTCCGCGCTCGGCTCGTACTCCATGGTCGTGGTCCTCACTGTGCGGTGGTGGCGGTCTCGACACCCATCAGCCCGACGGCTTCGAGCCCGGCTTCGATGGTGACGGCCCGCTTGAGGAGGAAGGCGGCCTCCTGCATGAGGCGGGTGATGTCGCCGGAAACGGATCGGCCGTCAGTGGGCGGGTTCGCGGCGATGTGCGCGGCCTGCTTGGCCAGCCGCTCGGCCTCTTCGGCGAACTGGGCTTGATCTCGCTTGAGCGAGTAGGACAGGGCGTCGCGGGCGGTTACCTTCGCCATGATCGTGGTCCTCACTGCCCGGTCTGGGGGTTCGCTTCGGTGATCACGGCGTTGATGAGCTGCCGCGCGTAGGTCTCGGTGAGTGCCCGGTCGAGGCGGGCCGGGCGGCACAGGTGGTCCATCAGGAGGTGGCGGGGGCTCTCGCCGTGGGCCAGGATCGTGTCCAGGTGCGGGTGGCCTCCCGGCCGGGATTCGAGCCGGTCGTTCATGGTCGTGGTCCTCACTGCTCGGTGGTGGGGTTCTGGTTCGGGGTATGGGCCGTGTTCAAGCGTCGCTGGTAACGGCGCAGCGCCTCATCGGCGGACGACGGTTTCATACCCAAAGCGTTGGCCGCGTGGGTCGTCCAGCCACGTCCGTGGGTCTGCTTGAGCTCCGCCAGGGCCTCCCCCAGTACGTCCGCGTAAACCGTCCTGCTGCGGTCTGCCGTGTCACGGGCGCGGATGGCGGCGATAGCCCGAGTGATCGGCGGCAGGGCGGCCAGGGCTGCTACGGAGGGGAGCTGGTCGGGGCCCTGCTCGGCAGGCTCCGTCAGACCCAACTCGGGCTCCAGGATGTCCAGGATTGCGTTGGCGTCGGCAAGGTGCAGCGCAACGCGGCCTGCGGCTCGCTCGCGAACCTCATCAGGGTGGTGGCTTCCGGGAGACGCCTTTCTCCAGTTGAGCAAGGCCGCCCCGAAGGAGGTTGCGGCAGACAGAGCTTGGCGGGCAGGGGCGGGGATGGTCTGATCGGTCTCGGTCGTTCGGACCTGAGTGTCACGGGTGGGCTTGCGGCCGTTCCACAGCTCGGGGTGGACGCCCTGGAGTACCCAGTGGGGGTCCGCGAAGCCGCCTTCGTCGTGCATTCGGGACTTGTTGAGGATGTCTGCGGCAGTCAGGTCCTCGTTGAGCATCACTCGGGTACCGGCGGGCTTGCCGAAGGCGATGGTGCCGCTGACGGCTTCCGGCGGGAGCTCCGCGAGCAGGGCGTTGGTGACGCGGGCGATGCGACGGTGCGTGGCGGCGATGGTGTCACGGGTGGCTTCCATGACCCCATTATTCAACGCACCCATTGAAAAGTCAACGGACGCGTTGAACTGTCTACCCAGGGGCAGCAACTTGCCTCACCAAGCGCACCCTTGAACCATGAGCACCGACCCGAACCGGCGCGAGGTCGAGGCGGCCGGCCCCGACGACACCGCGCACCCCGGCGAACCACCCGACCCGCCGGAACGCCCGCACGAACCCGGGGCCCGGCCGACGCCACTGTCCCGGCTGCTGCACCCGTGACCGAGCGGGGGGAAGCCTGCGCCGGTTCGTCGCTACGATCGGCAGTACGCCCACCAGGAGGTCGCGATGAGTCACCGCCCCTACCCGAACGCTGACCGCGCCCTGCGCCAGGTGACCCGTCGGCACGGCAGTGATTGCCCGCGCTGCGGCCACCGTGACCACGCCCACCCTCGAAGCGGCGGCCAGTACGTCTGCACCCGCAAGCAAAACAGGATGCCGTCCTGCCGCGAGTGCGCCGAGCGACTCCTCCGGTTGAAGGCGGGTCCGCTCGGTGGACTGGTCGAGAGCCTGTCGCGCGTCAACGTTTACATGCCCAATGTGACCGTCTCCCCGGGAACGGCTGCTCTGCCGGGCGGGATCAACGTCGCCGTCCACGAGATGACCGTGGATGCGATGGAAGCGCACCGTCGAGGCGTGGTCCGAATCTTCCAGTGAAATACCGGGTGCTCGCCGTGGCGGTCTAGGTCGCGGGATCCGTCGTGATCTACGGGGTCACGGTGCTGCTCCAGCGTCTCGGCCTGTATCCGGCCTGATCCTTAGGATCGCGTACAGAGCAGAAGTGGCGGCCACCTCTGCTTGATCGTGCCGGGCGGAACGCTGCGTCTCACCTCGGATAACCTCTCCTTATCCGAGGTAAGACGTGACGTGTCAAGGAGCCCCAGATGCCCGCCTTCAAGCGACTCACCCGTGCCGACCTGGACAGCCTGACCCGTGCTGAACTCCAAGACCGAATCATGGTCGAGAGCGACTACTGGGACCGCAAGTGCCGACGGGGGCTCAACCCGGCAGACGCCGCCGCCCACCAGGAGTTCAGCGAGATTCTTCATGCAGCCCTAGACCCTTCGGCCTCCATCGACCATGCCATGCGGTACTTGAAGACCGGAGTGGACAACGGCTACTGGGACGAGAAGCCGGGATCAAAGCAGTGAGCACCGCCCTGGATGGCCTTCCCCTGGGGCCGCTACCGAGCCCGGCCGTCGCCCAGCGTGCAGCGCTCGTCGAGAAGTGGGCGGCACGCCACGGCGTCGAGGCGGCCGCCCGGCTCGCGCAGGCCGAGGACTTCGCCGATGCCGTCGCCGCCGAGATCCGGCCCGCGAACACCGAGGACACCTACACCAAGTCCTGGCGCGTTTGGGAGCGGTTCTGCGCCGCGCAGGGCTTCCCTCTCACCGAGGGATCGCGCGGCACTCTGGTCGCCTACGTCGGGTGGCTACTCCGCGAAGGACGGCAACGGCCAGGACCGGGCGGGGTCTTGGGGTACGCGCCGGCCAGCGCCCGGTTGCACCTGGACGCCGCGATCGTCGGCCTGCGCAGGGGCGGCCATACCGTCACCAAGGACGACGCCGCCGAGGCGCGCATCGCCTTGGACGGCCTGGAGGTGCTGCTCCTCAAGGGAAAGGAGCGCCGCGGCCGCGGCCAGGCGGTGGCCGCCGACCCCGACGGCCTCTACGCCATCTCCGCAGCCTGCGACGACAGCCTTGAAGGCCTGCGCGACCTCGCCCTCGTTCTCACCGGGTTCCACTTCGCCTCCCGCGCCTCCGAGCCCGCCGGCCTGCTGAACGGTGACGTCGCCGTACGGGCCAAGGGGCTCGTCGTCTCCGTCCTCACCGGCAAGACGAAGCACTCCGTGCGCGACGCGAAGATCCCTTACCAGAAGGACCCCGTCATCTGCCCAGTCCGAGCCTGGGTCGCATACCGGCAGGCCCTCGTCGCCCACGGAGGCAGCCCCCACGAGTCGCCGTCCGACTCGGCGTTCCACTGGATCGACCAGCACGGCAACATCCGCGGCCCGCTCGGGCCGGACGGGGTAACCCGCGCCATCAAGCGCATCTCCCAGCGGGCCGGCATCCCCATCCTCTGGACCGGCCACTCCCTGCGCTCCGGCCTCGCGTCCACCGGGCGCCGCAAGGGCAAGGACGCCGTCGCCATCGCAGACCAGGGCGGGTGGGCCAGGCACAGCCGTTCCATGCTCGGGTACATGCAGCGCGACGACGGCTGGGAGGACAATGCCTCCGCAGGACTCACCTGATGCCTACGAGCAGGAGACCCCGGTGAACAGCAGGCAGTACGGTTCCCCGGCGGTGCGGCAGCTCGCCGCGGTGGTGGAGCGGGTCGCGCCGCGTGACGCCGGCCGGTGGGAGGGGCGGTTGCGGGTCCCGGGGGCTGGCGGTGTTCCGGTGCAGGTCTCGGACCAGCGGGCCCACCAGTTGTGGGCGGTGGTGGGGATGTTCGACCGTGCGGTGGGCCGCCCGGAGGTGGCCGGCGGGCGGGTGCTGCGGTCGGCGGGCCGACTGTTCGCCCCGGAGGTGCTGGGGGCGGTGTTCGACCTGGTGGCGGCTGGGGAGTTGCGTTACCGGGCGGAGGACCGGGGTCGGGCTGTGCCGTTGGCGTCGCAGCGGGTGTTCCTGGACTGTGTGGCCCTGCTCGGCCCGGTGGTAGCCCCTGGGGTGGGGTTGGTGTTGCCGGTGCTGCCGCAGCCCGAGTTGAAGCCGACGGTCGAGGCCCGGTCGTTGGAGGCGCTGTACCGGGGGATGGTGGACCTGGCCGCCCGGGGCCCGTTGTCGCGGGATGGTGTGGGCATGTCGTTCGAGCAGCGTGCCCGGCTGTTGGCGATGGTGGCGGTGGTGCTGGATGCGGGGCCGAGGTCGGGTGAGCTGGCCGCGGTGAACGTGGACGACCTGGCGGAGGATCTGTCGGCGGTGGGGGTGCGGCGGCGGCAGCAGAAGGGGCCGGCGAACCGGGTGGGGGAGATCGCTGCCCTGGCCGAGGTGCATCCGGAGTCGGTGAAGGTGGTGCTCGGCGGGCGCCTGGAGGCCCGATCGGAGGCGACGAGGCAGCGGGTGTTGGCGGCGGTCAAGGAATTGGGGCCGCCGCCGGAGGTGGAGTGGTATGCGCTGCGGGAGGGGTCGCGGGTTGCGGTGCGCCGCTGGTTGGAGATCCGCGAGCAGGTGGTCGAGGACCTGCCGTTGTTGGGTTCGCGGCGGGGGTTGTGGGTGACGTTGCAGGCGTCGAAGGCGGGTCCGGCGGGGGTGCGGTTGTTGCCGGATGGGTTGCGCCGGTCGTACACGAAGGGCATTGCGGCGTTGAACTGGGTGATGGCGGGGTCGCGGGGGTGGGAGCCGTTGCCGGTGCGGATGGAGCAGGTGCGCCGGTCGGTGACGGCGGTGCCGCTGGACGGGCCGCCTGCGGGGTGACAGTCCCGGACTGTGGGTCCCGGGACCTGCGTCAACCTAGAGCGACGAAACTTGCTCGTACAGCCACTTGATGGCTTCCCACAGTGCGCGCGCTGTCAGGTGACCTGCAACGCGACGTCCGAACGAGTCTTTCGTCGTCGGCTTCTGGTTTGTGTCGTTCAACCATGAGCCCCCCTTTCCTTGAAGTGCCCCGTGTTGTCTGGGCCTGCTGTTTGGCCTTCGTCCACGTCGGGTCTTCAAGGTGGTGATGCGTGGTGGAGCTTATCGGTCGTCAGGTGCCGGGGATAGCGTCTTGGTCGACTTCGTGGGGTGCTGCCGCACCGGGGTGCCGGTTGGGGTCGCAGGCCGGGCCGTACCCGTTCAACCGCGAGCTGAGCACGGTCAACGGTCGTCCGCAGCGTCGGCAGTACCGGTGCCGGTAGCCGGTGTTGGGGTCGTCGATGAGGGTGGGCTGGGCGTTCCGGTTGTCGCGGGCCATGGGGTTAGTGTCCGGTTTGGTGGCGGCTGGCGCGAGGGGCGGTCTACAATCGCCGTGATCTCACGGTTGTGCCCGTGCCTCAGGTAGACGCGTTCCGCTCCTGCCGTCGGCGTCGCTTACTTTGACGACTCGACTCCCTACGGCACTCCTTGCAGCGGGTTACCCCACCAGAGTCAATGAAGGTGGCCGAAGCGCCCTGGGGGTGGCCGTTTCGGCAATGAGATCGCTCCGTGTCGACTCGTGGACGTGGCGGATGTGCCGCTCGATACTGCGCGTCGCGGCACTGCTTACAGACGCGCTGCCCGTTGCTGGGCTTCCGGTACGTGTTGTCGTCGGTGTACTCGTGACCCTGTGGGCAGTGAGTTTTGAATGCGTTTGCCGCTATGGGGCTTCTCCCGCGGAACTTGTTCTCGGCAGAGGTCACGGGCTCCAGGTGATACGGATTGACACACCTCCGATGGACACATTGCCCGCCGGGGCAGTCCAATTGTTCGGTGTGGCAGGTGTGGTCCAGTTCCAAGCCGCCTGGCACCGGGCCCATGAAGATTTCGTACAGAACCCGGTGTGCTACACGTGCCGAGCCGCCGACTTTCACAACTCCGTACCCGTCCCAGGTCGGCCCTGTCCAGATGATGCATCCGCCCCAGCCGGAAACGGCCCTGTCCAGGATGCGCTCCTTCACGGGCCGGTTGCGGTCGAGAGGGGTCTTGGGGACGTACGTGTTTGCTTGCTTCAGCGCACGAAGGTGTCTGCGATAGCAGGCGTCGCACCTGCCCCTAACGAGAGGCCCCTTGGGTTCCTTCTCGCAACTCTGGCAGATCAACATCAGGCTCCTTACGCGGCGAGGGTCAGGCGGGTGGCGGCGAGGCGGTAGGCCTCCTTGCGGGGCCGGTACGCCACGGCGAGGGCGGCGACCTGCTGGCGGGTGTATCGGGTGCAGGTGCGAACGCGACCCTTGGTGTGCGCGGTGCCCGCCTGGCCCTGGATGCCGAGCTTGGTGGCGGTCTTGCGGAGGCTGCTGGCGACGCTGCGGGCTTCGCGGGGGGTGAGGCCGGCGGCGATGGCGTGGGTTGTGAGGGTGCCGTTGCCGCGTCGGGCAATGCGGGCGGCAGCGCGCTGGGTGCGGGTCCTGGTGCGGATGGTCTGGCGTGCCTGGCGGCTGCTGGCCTTCATGGCGATCTCCCCGCGTGTTGTGGTGTGCGACCACCATGACACGAAACGCATTGCAATGCAATACGAAAGGGCGTAGGGTTGGCATCAGCCAGGAACACCCGCTTCCCGGCCGCCATACCCGTCGGGCATGGCGTAGCAATACGAAATGGAGGACGATGACGTGGTACACGCCCATGCACGCCCGCCCGGCCACCCTCGGCACGGGCGGCGCCCGCCGAGAGGACCCCGCCCCGTGGCACTCAGCCGCCAGGACCAGCACCGCGTCGACCTGCTCAAGAAGGCCTCCGCACACCTCCGCGACACCGGCGCCCCCGCCGAGCTCGCCGACACCGTCGACTTCGTCCTCACCGACGAAGGGGCCCGCTTCGTCAGCCGGCTGCGATGGAAGGATCTGGAGGAGGAGAGCCCGAACCTCGCGATCCGCATGCCCCGGGCGGTGCGTGACGAGATCAAGGTCAACGTCCAGAAGAAGGACGAGGCCATGAAGAAGGACGGCACCACCCCCGCCCTGAAGAAGGGCACCTCCCTCTCCATGGAGGCTGCGGCCGCGCTGAACTCGTTCCTCACCGACGAGTACACGCCGCTGCGCCCCGTCCGGGGTGAGCACGAGGGGCCGGTCGCGAACCTGAACATCCGGGTGAACGCGGACCTGCGCCGCCGGGTCGACGAGTACGGGCAGAAGCTCCTGGCGGATGGGGAGCTGGACTGGGCTCCGATCACGTCGCAGGTTCTGCGGTCCTGGCTCGTCGACAACTTCACTGCCCTACCCGAACCCGAGTAACTCCCCGCCCGGGGCGGGCGCCGGTGACGACACCCGGGCCCGCCAGCCGGCGGCGATAACCCCATAGGAGACCTCATGGCCACGGCCACCGAGGCCCCCGCCAGCGTCACGGCGGAGGGCCCCACCTCGCACACCCAAAACCAGGCCGACACCCGCCCGGCCAACACCTTCGGCTACAGCCGCGCCGAGCAGCTCGAAGCCCTCCACAGACTTCGCGAGCCGTTCAAGCCCGAAGAGATCCGCTACCTTCCCCGCGTCTGGTGCAAGGCCTGCCGCGACGCGAAGGGCACCTGCAGCCGCAACGACCATGAGCGTCGCCAGTGCCGGAAGTGCGGGCAGAACATGACGACCGCGCACATCGACCTCCGCTTCGTCGGGCACGCCGAGGCCACCAACCGGCTCCTGAACGTCGACCCGTTCTGGGACTGGGAGCCGATGGCGCCGGATGCAAACGGGCTGCCGCAGTACGACGGGAACCGTGGCATGTGGATCCGTCTCACGGTGTGCGGGATGACGCGGCTGGGCTACGGCAGTGCCGACGGTAAGTCTGGTGGCGACGCGGTGAAGGAGATCATCGGGGACGCGATCCGTAACGCGGGGATGCGGTTCGGGATGGCGCTGGATCTGTGGACGTCGTCGGACCTGGAGATCGTGGAGTCCGGGGGCGCATCGCTCGACGAGACCGCGGCCGGCCCGGCGCAGGAGGCACGGCCGGAAACGTCCGGCCCGCGGGCCATGACGCCGGCCGAGACGCAGCAGCAGATCCTGGGCCCGTTCCTGGAGCGGGTCCGTAACGGGTGGGACAGCTTGGAGGCCACGCTCCAGGCCCTTGCCGAGGCCAAGGCGAAGACGCTGCTGAACGAGATGGTCCCGTTCGGCGAGCCGAAGGTCCCGACGCGGGTCGAGGACATGCTCGCCGCCCGCATCACGCATCTCCGGGCCCGCCGTGACGAGCTGAACAGCAACGCCGACACCCGCGAGAGGAACGCAGCCTGATGTACCGCAACGACGACAACGCACTGACGGTCATGGACTGGTTCTGTGGTGCAGGAGGCTCCAGCCAGGGCGCCCACTCCGTTCCCGGCGTGCGCGTCACCCGCGCCGCGAACCACTGGGCAAAGGCCATCGACTCCCACGAGGCGAACTTCCCCGAGGCCAGCCACTACCGCGGCGACATCCGCACCGCCCCCGTCTGGGACTGGCCCGTCACCGACATCTTCTGGGCCTCCCCGGAGTGCACCAACTGGTCCGTGGCGAAGGGCAAGCGCCGCAACTTCGACACCGCCATGCAGGGCAGCCTCCTCGACCTCCTCGTCGACCAGGACGAGGAGGAGCCCGCCGACGCGGAGGAAGAGTCCCGGGCCCTGATGGAGGAGGTGCCGCTGTACCTCCGCGGCGTCCAAGAGCGCGGCGGGCTCGTCAAGGCCGGGGTCGTCGAGAATGTCACCGACGTCCGGGCCTGGGACCAGTGGGACCGGTGGATCGGCGAGCTCCACAAAATGGGCTACCTCACCCGCATCATCGCCCTCAACAGCATGCACGCGAACCCCCGGTCCGTGCACGCCGCACCCCAGTCCCGCGACCGACTCTACGTCGGCTACTGGCACAAGTCGCTGGGCCGCACCCCCGACTGGGACAAGTGGCTCCGCCCCCGCGCCTGGTGCTCCGGCTGCGACACCTGGGTGCAGGCCATGCAGGTGTTCAAAACCCCCGGCCGCGACATGGGCCGCTACCGCACCCAGTACGTCTACCGCTGCCCCTCCACCACCTGCCGCAACCAGATCGTCGAACCCGAAGCGCTCCCCGCCGCCGCCGCGATCGACTGGTCCATCCCCGGACAGCGCATCGGCGACCGGGCCAAGCCCCTCGCCGACAAGACGCTCGCCCGCATCCAGGCCGGGCTCAAGAAGTTCTCCCAGCCCGTCCCGATGATGGTCCCGGCCGGCGGCACCTGGAGAGACTCGGCCGTCAGCGTCGGCGAACCCATGGGCGCCCGCACAACCCGGGAGAACGACGGACTCATGGTCCCGCCGCTCCTCGTCCCCGTCGAAGGCCGCGACGGCAAGGAAGCCCGCTCCGTCAACGACCCGCTGCGCACCATGACCACCCGCAACGAGACCGGGCTTGCCTGGCTGCCGTTCATCGCCGAACTTCGCGGCGGCGGCTCCGTCGCCCGGTCCGTGACCGACGCCCTCGCCACCGTCACCGCCTCCGGGAACCACCACGGGCTCGTCATGCCCGACATCCCCGCCATGGTCATGCGGAACAACTCGGTGCGCGGCGACGCCGGATACCTCAGCACCCCGGTCACCGAACCCGTCCGGGCCCTCACCACGGCTGGCCACCAGTCGCTCGTCACCTGGAACGACATCCTCGTCCCCTACTACACCAACGGCACCGCCCGCACCGTCCGCGAACCCATCGGCGCCCTCTCCACCCGCGACCGGTACGCCCTCGTCCGAGGCGACGTCGACATCAACGACGTCCGCTTTCGGATGCTGGAGCCCCACGAGATCGGCCGGGCGATGAGCTTCGCCGACGACTACATCGTCCTCGGCTCCAAACGTGACAAGGTCCGCCAGTACGGCAACGCCGTCACCCCCAACGCCGCCGAGGTCATCCTCTGCGCCCTGGTCGAAGCCGTCACCGGCGAAGAGCTGGAGCGGCACGCGCAACCGCAGTCGGAGCTGAGCGTCGCCGCCTGATCTGCCTTCTGTCGACTACCGGCCGGTCCCGCTCTGGGGCCGGCCGTTCCGTTCCCCATGCCCTGGAGGCACCCCGTGCTGATCGCCCTGGTCTACGTCGTCCTGTCCTTGCTGGTGGCTTCGCCGTTCTTGGTGGCGGTGTGGCGGTACCGGTCGGGCCGGATGGACCTGCCGCCCAACCCCACCGGGGGTGTGCCGCGGTGACCCCGAAGGCCAGCCCGAGGCCCAAGCCCGTGCCCGTGTTGTTCCGGCGCCCCGGAGAGGAGGCGACACCCATGACCACCACCCAGCAGTACGCCGCCGTGGCCGCGGTGCTCGCCGTTGTGGCGGGTGCCGGCCGGGTGTGGTGGCAGTTGCACCGCCTGCGCCGTGTGCTGCGGGCGGAGCGCGCTGCCACCCTGCTGGCGGACGCTGTGCATCACCGGGACCTGGAGGCGTTCCGTACCCGGGTCGCTGCTGCGGTCGCCGAACAGCGGGCCGCAGAGGAGTTCACCGGGCGTGCCGCGTCCGAGCTGGCGGTGATGGCCGCCGCGGACGCGGTCGTCGCCGCCGAGCTGGCCCGCACCACACACCACAACCCGCAGGAAGGGGACACCCCATGACCACGACCGTCGATGCGATTGCGGCGAGGCAGCGCCTGGTGGACGACCGGCACTACAAGTACCGGGGGTGCGCCCCCGACCCCGAGGCACCGGGCATGTCCGCGGGGGACCCGGACGTGCCGTTGGACGCGTGGGGCCCGTACACGGGTGATGGTGCGGAGGCGCAGAAGACCCGCCTGGACCGGGAGAAGACTGCCCTGCAGATTTGTGGCCGGTGCCCGGTGCTGGCCTTGTGCCGTACCTACGCCAACACCACCACCACGGAGACCGACGGGACCGGCCGGCAGGTTGAGCACCTCGTCGAACCCGAAGGCGTCCTCGGCGGGGAACTCGCTCTGACCCGGCACCGCCGGCTGATCGCCCGACGGCACGACACCGTCACCGCCGACACCACGCCCACCCCGGTCGGGGACATGGTCGAGGCCCGCACCCCGCAGCGCCGCGAACTCCTCCTCGCCCTCGCCCGGGAGACCGACCCGGAGCGGGTGGCGGCCCTCGCGGGCATGGACGTGCGGACGGCGAACTGGCACCGCAGCGCGCTGGTGGGGATGTTGGGGCTGGACCGGGACCGTGCGACCCGCGACCAGCTGCTCGCCGCGGCGGTGGAGAACCGGCTGATACCCCGCTCGACCCGTATCCGCCCGGACGGGCCGTGGCCGTATGCGGCGGCGCCGACGGCGGACGGGGTACGGCAGCGGCGGATCGCCCCCCGACGCCCGGTGCAGCTGGTGCTGCCCGCCATGGAGGACGTGCCGCGCCGCCCTCGCCCGGCCCCGGAGGTGCGGGTAGTCGCATCCCGCCCGCGAGCCTCCGCTGGGACGGGTACGGGCGGCCCGGTGCAGCTGCGCCTGGTGTTCCTCACCCCCACCACCACCGCGGCCGCGCGAACCACCGCCCCGAACCGGGTCCCGCACCGCCCCGCCACCACCTCGTCGACCGTTCTGGAGACCGCAGCATGAACCAGCCCACCACCACCTCGGACTCCACCCCCGCACCGACCCCCGACGCCCCGTCACCGGCCCACGTCGACCAGGCGCTCGCCGACCGGTGCCAGACCTCCGGGGACTACCTCGCCGGACTCCTCGCCGCCGGACACCTCGAAGCCGCAGGGACCGTCCGCAAGCTCCCCACCGACCTGTTCCCCGACTGGCCGGCCGACATGGTCCAGGCCGTGTGGGACGCCGCCCTCCCCGTCGGCTACCAGGCCGGGAAACTGTCGGCCCGCCCGACATGGACGCGGGACGCCCTGGACCGGCTGCGGGCCGCCCTGGACGACGCCGGGTACACGGCAATGGGCGGCCTCGTCGCCCGGTCCGCGACCGTGCACCCGCCCCGGCATCCTGCCGACGCCGAACAGTCGGCCTGGTACCGGGGTGAGGAGCCCGGCACCATCAGCCGGGACGAGGACGCCTGGTGACCGCCACCCGGGGCCGTGGCCGCCCCACCGTGTTCGGGCCGGCCGCCCAGGCCGCGTACCTCGACCTGCTGCGCCACGGGGCCCGCCTCGGTGACGCCGCCGACGAGTTGGGGATCAGCCGGGCAGTCCCGACCCGGTACGCGCGCACGAACCGGGAGTTCGCGGCCGCTGTGGAGGAGGCGAAGGTGGTGGGGGCGAAGGTGCGGCGGGAGGGGGTGCCGCACGGGGAGTACCGGTACAACGTGCTCGGCTGCCGGTGCGTGGTGTGTACGTGTGCGGCGACGAAGGCCCGCACCGGGCGCCGCACCGACACCACCACCGCCCCCGACGACGCGCCCCCGGGTACTACCGGGGGCGTCCACCCGATCCGGGTGGAGCGGGCCGAGGTTGGCGAGTCTTCTCCTTCCTTTTTGCTGGCCAGGGCGTCTTGAGCGGTGCTGGAAGGAGGCTGCGGGATCCGGTTATTTAAGTCGCAAAACTATAGGACAACACCGCAGGTCCGCACGGCTGTGCGATGAGCTGCATATCTGACGACAAGTCCGATGAGCGAACACGATCGCCAAGGAGGCAGACAGTGACGGGACGAACCGGTAAGCTGCGCTTGACGCCAGACGACCACTCAGAAACGAGCCAGGCCGAATGGAGTCTCCAGACAAAGGAACGGCCCCACGGTTACCCAGATGCGGCAAACATCTGGCGCGGGGCCGGGCCGACACCACACCGTTTCGAAGCGATTGAAGGTGCCGACATGGCGAAGCGTACCCGGGGACCCGACCCCGTAGACAGTAGGCCCCGCAGTTCCGGCGTGAAGATCACACCGCCGACGCATGCGGGCTCTGTCACCACTACCCACACCGCCGCGTGACCGCCCAGGGCGACGAGGTCGTCGCCACGGAGTACCTGTACGAGCTGTGGGACGCCAACTGGGACGACGGCCCTCTCGGCAACTACAAGGTCCTCCGCTACGAGATCACGAAGAAGACCCCGAAGCGGATCTACTTCGTCATGAACGGCCGGTCCGGGTTCGTGGACCGGCCGCGCATCGAGGCTGACGGCGAGATCCTGCACGGCTACACCCTCCGCCGGCTGCACCTGAACCCGCCGGAGATCCCCGGTCAGCGGAAGTCTCCGTCCCTGCCTGAGCTGAAGCAGGCCATGGCGGACGCGCACCCGGACCGGGGCGGTACGGACGAAGCGTTCATCGCCGCCCGTGCCCGGTACGAGCGCGCACGGGACAAGGCGAGCCGGACGGAGGGCGAGCGATGAGCGCCAAGCGCAACTGGGCCGTCGGCCTCGGACTCCTGCTCGCGGTGGCCGCCAGCGTCACCACCGCCCCGTACGCCGTCTCCTGGGCGTGGCCGGGCATCGACCGAGACCTGCTCGTTGTCGGGAATCTCTTCTTCGGCATGATCCTCGGGACGGCAGTCGCCCTCGGGTTCATGGCCTGGCTGTGGCGAGAGGACCGTCGATGAGCGACAGCAACCTTCACCTGGCAGACCGCCGTCTCGCAGAAGAGCTGCGCGAGCAGCGGCTCGTACGCGGCCTGGACCTGATCACCGGCAGGTACCCCACCTTTCCCAACGCGACCGCCGTTGGGCAGACCGAACCCAGCAAGGGGGATCAGGTGACGTAGCGATCTTCTAAGCGGGAGGTCCTGGGCCCCTTGGCGGGGGCACTTCCTCTACCGCTGGCCGCCGATGTTGGCGCATCGTGCGCGGCCACTTCCTACGGCTCGGTTTGGCGACCGAGCTAAGGCCCGACTTCCGACTTCCGGTTTGGCGACCGGGGCCGATCAGGTCGAGCGACTTTCAGGTTCTTCCGGAACCAGCACCCACCGAAGCGGGCTTTTTCGTGTCCGCAGAACGGAACGAGGTCCATAGTGCCGTACCCGAACACCGCTTGTCAGCTTCCGCACGCCCGCATGGGCGATTCGCGGCAAAAGTCTGCACCCAAACAGGGCACCCAGTGCCCCCCGATCGCCCCTGCGTGCCAGTGGATCAGCACCACCACCGGACGCATCGCCTTCGACGGCCACACCTGGATGACCGCCATCCACTGGGCCGCCGACCCCAAGGCGAAGCGCTACACCCCCACCAGCAGCCACGGGCCCCGGGGCATGAACGCCACCACCCTCCTCATCGCCCAGGAATGCGCCAACCTCAAGGAGTGCCGGCCCGGCATCGCCTACCTCGCGCGGAAGCTCCGCATCTCCGAGCGGACCGTCGAATACCACCTCGGGATGCTCCGCGAAGCCGGACTCCTCGTCTACCGCACCAAGGGCGGCCGCGTCGCCCAAGGCCGCGACGAAGCCTCCGTGTACGAGCGCACCATCCCCCTCGCGTTCGACGAAGCGCACGGCATTCGTGTCGTCGGCGAAGGAGTGCAACGCCGCCCCGTCGGTGCCGCCGACGCCGCCCGCAAGGCCCTCGGGAAGCTCGCCCGCAAGGCCGCCCGGAAGGTGCGTCGCCCCCGCCGCCGCACCCCTGTTTCCGGGCAGGGCCGTTGCACCCTAATGGAGGGTGGTTCTACCGGGACTTCTTCTGCGGGTGGTTCTATCCCCCCCTCTGAGACAAAGCTCGCCAGCGGGACCAGCAGTCACCCCACCCCGAAGAAGACCAACCGCGGGCCGCAGAAGCTCAACAAGGTCGGCCGCCGCCACCAGCTAGCCCGACAGCTCATTGACAACGTGCCCTGGCTCTCCCGCGCCTCCGCACCCCGCATCGCGTGGATCGCACGGCACTGCGCCGACGCCGGATGGCAGTGGCAGGAAGTCCAGGCCGCCGCCGAAGAGCAGGGGCCCATCGATGCCAGGGACTCCCGCCGCCCCTCCGGGCTGCTCGCCTACCGCCTCAAGGGCGCCCACAAGCTGTACGCCTCCACCAAGGCCCGGCACCTGATGCTCACCGCGTGGGAGGACTCCCGCCTCCGCGAGCGCATTCGCCATCAGGGCTGGGACGGCCCCGGCGCTGCCGCTGCCGAGCAGTACACCGACACTGCTGCTGCCGCCATGGACACCATCCAGGCAGCCCGCCAGACCCAGGCCGTGTCCGCTGCCGACCTGGCCGGCGCCACCGAGCACCCCGAGGGCGACACCAACATCGACGCCCTCACCCGCGCTGAGGTCCTTGAGCACCGGCAGTACGCCGCCCAGGACCCGACCTACGTCCGGAACCTCCTCGAGGCCCTCGGCAACCGCGACGCCCGCCGCCTCCTCACCAACCGGCTCGTCGACCAGGCCCTCGTCCTGCTGCGCCTCACCACCACCGAACCCACCCCCGCCTTCTGACCGGAGACCACCATGAGCAGCAAGAAGAAGCGCAACACCAGCACCAAGGCCGCCAGGGCCCAGCGCCTCGCCAAGGCCCGCGCCGCCCGCAGCACCCGCACGCCGGAGTTGAAGCTGGCCAGCCTTCCGGAAGCTCTCGCCGCGTTCGAGCAGGCCTGCGCTGTTGGCTACCTGAATGTGATCCGACCGGACGGGCACGTGCAGAAGCTGACCTTCGACCGCATCCGCGACCGTCTGAACGCCGCGTTTGCCGCCGAAGACGAACCGCTGCTGGAGCCGGGAGAGCTGGCCGGCCTACTGGCTGATGAACTCCGCGACGGCGAGATGGCCATGCGCACAGACGCCGTGTGGGCGGTCCACGAGAGCTACTTCGCCACTCCGGAGGTACAGCCGTGACCGCCGAAGCGTCCGGTGCCGACCTGGCCCGCATCGCCCTCCAAGCCGCCCGCGCCGCCGCGAAGACCCGCCCCACCACCAAACCCCGCCTCCGTACCGCACGGCCCATCCGCGGTGAACGACGCGACCCTGCTGGCCTCGGCAACGTCCTCGGCCACCTCACCACCGAACTCGGCTGGCAAGGCGGCATGGGCGGCGGCAACATTCTCGAGCAGTGGCCGAACCTGTGCCCCCAGTACGTCGGCCACATCGAACCCGTCCACTACGACCCCCAGGCCGGGCGCCTCGACCTCCGCCCCGCCTCACCCGCCTACGCCACCCAGCTCCGCCTCCTCGGCGGGCAACTGTGCAAGCAGATCAACGACAAGGCCGGGCGGGACCTCGTACGCAGCGTCCGTGTCCTGCCGCCCGGGCCCATCACCGCGCAGCCCGCACAGGCGACCAGCGCTCCCGACCGGCCCACGGTGGAACGACCCGTTCGCACCCGGGACACGGCCTGCGACGGGTACAAGGAAGCCATCGCCGCGATCCGCCGAGCCGAACGCCCCGCCACCAACCCCCTGGCCGCCGCGGCGATCGAGCGCCAGAACCAGGCGATGGCCCGCGAACCCGAGGCTGCGTTCACCGACGCGGTCGCCGCCGCGGAGAAAGCAGTCGGCCCGCAGCTGTCCGACTCCGAACGCGCCCGCCAAGCCGCCATCGCCTACAAGCACACCGGCGGCACGACCGCGCCCGTACGGCAGGTCTTCGACGTCGCCTGAGTTTTACGGCCGTAAAAACCCGCCCACCCAAGAGCCCTCTCCGAAGACACCCGCCCGGTCTGACAGACTGCCCCCAGTCCCCGGAGTACCGGAACATCGGGAAGTATTCGGAGAAGAACATGCCCTACATCACCGTGCTCTTGAACAGGAAGGGCGGGGTGGGCAAGTCGCTCATCACCGTCAACCTGGCCGCCGTCCTTGCGGAGATCGTCGGCGAAGACCAGTCCGTTGCCGTCGTGTCGATAGACCCCCAGGCCACCAGCGTCGAGCACGCCGAGGAAGTCCGGAAGCAGGGGCGCGAAGTCCCCTTCCGCGTCGTCAACGCCAGCCGCAACGTCGAGCAGCTCCGCAAGCTCCGCCGTGCCAAGGCCGACTTCGTCATCGTCGACACCCCCGGCTTCATGCCCCTCAACGAGGAAGACGACGACGACGAGTCGATCGACCCCCTTGGCGACGGCACCGTCGGAGACGCCCTCCGCGCCGTACTCGACGTAGCCGACGACGTCATTGTCCCCCTCGAAGCCGAAGGGTCCGCGTTCCGACCTACCCGCACCACCATCGAACGCGTCCTCATGCCCCGGCAGATCCCCTACGGCGTCGTCGTCAACAACTGGGACCCCCGCGACGGAGAGATCGACCGCGACCGCACCATCAGCATGGTCAAGAAGCGCGGCTGGAACCTCTACAACACCACGCTCCGCCACTACAAGCCCCACACCCGCGGCATCACCAACGGGCGCTTCTGCACCCAGTACGAGTCGAACCACACCGCCACCAAGGCCAAGCAGGACTTCGTGGCCCTCGCCCTGGAGCACCAGATCCGCCGCCAGAAGCAGGCGGCCCTGTGATGGCGATGAACCCGAACGAGTTCGACGACTTTCTTGAGGACGACGACGCGCCCGACCAAGTCGTTGACACCCGGGCCGACGGCCGGCTCCTCCGCGTTCCCCTCGGCCGCATCGCCCCCAACCTCGTCAACCCGCGGAGCGACTTCGGGACCACGGAGCAGCTCGAGGACTTCGGGCGCAGCCTCAAACGGCGCCAGATCCAAGCTGTCCCTGTCGTCACGCGCCGCGCCTACCTTGAGCTGTGGCCCGAGCACAAAGGCCAGATCGGCAACGTCGACTTCGTCATCGTCAGCGGCGAACGCCGCTACCGAGCAGCCACCGCCGTAGAGCTCCCCGCGCTTGAGTGCGTCATCAACGACGGCTACGCCGAATCCCGCAAGACGTTCCTCGACGCAGTCGTCTCGGAGAACATCGACCGGCAGAACTTCGACGCCATCGAGGAAGCAAACGCCGTCGAGGTCCTCGTGGAAGCGTTCGGTACTGCCCGGTCCGTTGCCGAGCACTACGAACGCGCCGACGGCTGGGTATCGCAGCGGCGCGTACTTCTTCGCCTGGCCCCCGAGGTCCAGGAACTTGTTCGGCACCAGCAGATGCCGTTGGAGCCGGCCCGGAAGCTCGGCAAGCTCGTGAAAGACCACCAGTGGGACGTCGACGCCCAGTTCCAGTGGTGGGAGCAGGAGCAGAAGGACCGCGCAGCGAAAGCCGCGCAGAGGAAGGCCACCAGAGCGGCCCGACGATCCCAACCGGCAGGCGGTCAGGCTGCACCGTCCGAGCCAGTTTTTACGGCCGTAAAACCGGCACCAGAACCTGCCACACCCAGGGAGACACCCGCCCGGGCCCCAGCGCTGCCCGAGGCAACGGCCGCACTCACCGGAACCCACCCTGCCGGGGTGCCCGAGCCCCGCGACCAGGGCCAGGCATCCGCAACCACACCCTGGGGTCACTCGCGGGGTCTCACCAGCACCACTCTCTCCGGAGCGGACCAGGTTGAGCCCCAAGGGACTGGAAAGCCCCCGGCAGCGGAGCCGCCGATCCCCGTCCGGCAGTTGCCGACGCACGACTGGGAGCAGCTCGCGAACATCGTCATCGCCGAACTCCCCGAAGCGGCGCTGCACTGCCTGACCGAGCGACTCCTCGAAGCCGTAGGCGTCGAGCCCTCGAGCCAGTCCGCCTGACCTACCACTGCGGCCCCACCCCACCGAGCAGCAGCGGGGTGGGGCCGCAGTGTGCGTGGGGCCGGTTTCGGCCGCATTCCGGCACCTTGCCGGGGTTTATCGGTCACACGTACGAGTGACCCTGTGACCAGCCCCTTCCCTCGACCATCCCCAAGCCCTTGGCTGGGAATGCCGCACGCCCTGACGCGTCCGGCAGCAGGGGCAGAGGCGACTCCCCACCCCGGGTATCGCAGCGCCTCCGCCCCTGCCCCCACACCCCACCAGCACCAACCCAACCTGGCGCCACCGACCCCTACCCCCTGACGCGACCCCCGGTCTACAATCCCCATCACCGGATGGGCATGCCCACCCCACCAACCCCCGCACCCCGGGGGCTTTTTCATGCCCACCCCACCCACACAAATGGCCGGGACCCTACCCCCAAAGTGATCACAGAGGTATCAAAACCCGGTCAACGCTTACCCATGTGACCTGATCAGTGTCACAGTGGACGTCCCCCGGTACCGGCCACCGGCAGCCGGCCAGGGGAGGCCGCACGGACTGCGATCGTGCGACCGCCCTTCCCAATGCCGAGGAGCGGAGACGCCCCATGCCCTCATCCGTCGAGCCCGCACGCCCCGCGGGCCACCACACCCCCGGACCCCCGGGCCCCGCCCCCGCCACACCCCCCGTTGGCGACGGGTCCCGAGTCATCCCCTTCGGCCGGCGCACCACCCGCACCAGCCGCGGCCACCGCACCCCCCAGCCCCCGCAGCCGGAACGCACCGCCGCCCCGGACAGCCCCCAGCAGCGCCTCGCCCTGGACGTTGAAGCGTGGTTCATCGCGCACCAGGCGACCCTCACCGACGAGGCCGCCGCCCACGTGTACCGGACCACCCTCGACTTCCTCCAGCTGATGCTCACCAGCTCCCACGCCGAGGAGCGCCTCAGCCCGGACGAGTACCAGCACCTGACCGGCATGATGCAGGTACTCCGGGACGCCCCTGACGCTCTGTGAATATGCCAACTGGCAATGCGGGGTGATTGGTGACGAGTCGGCAACAGTCACACACAGCCCGTAGATCACTTGGCACGTTCTGTTCAACACGGGACGAATCAGTGGCATCATGGGGCGTCCGGAACTACCCGGAGTGACAACCTCCGGCCACCGGCGCGCGCCCCGGCCCCACACCGTACGCCCCGCGCCCCCGGCCGGCTCAGTGGGACGGGGACACCATGCTGGGAGAAGACAGCACCACCGAACGCAGGCTCCGGCTCCTCCAGGCGGAGTTCACCCAGCACGAGCGCCGCGGACCCGGTGACGGACGCACCGCCACCCGCACCACCTCACCCGCACCCCTCAACCTCGACGTCCTCGACCGCATCCACACCGCGGTCGTCGAGGTCGTCGAGCACACCAGGGCCGCCGACTGGACCCGGCCCGCCGGCCCCACCCCGGCCGACGCCACCCGCGTTTACGACTGGGCGAGGCAGCACACCGCCCACCTCGACGCCGAATACCAGCAGGCCCGCGAAACCCTGATCTACCGGCAGGGCCTGGAGCACGCCATCGACCTCGGCGACACCACCGTCGTGAACCAGCACCCCTGCCCGGCCTGCGGATGCTGGGGTCTCCTCTGGAGCACCGCCGCCAACCGGGCCGCCTGCATCAACCGGTACTGCGTCGACGACAAGGGCCTCTCCAACACCTGGCCCCTCGCAACGCTCGCCCACCACCACATCGCCCGGCAATTCGCCCGGAAGTCCAGCGCAACCTGACCGGCACCTCGACGGTCAGACCAGTACCCCCCACGCAACACCTTCATCACACACCCTCAGGGGCTCCAGGGCCCCAACACCCGTGACGGCCGCCGGAGCTGCGAACGATGGCCGCCCGCTCACCGGGAGTACGACATGGCCATTGAGCACCTCATCCCCGCTCCGGCACCGAACGACCTGATGCCGCTCCAGGCGATCAGCGACCTCCTAGGCCGCACCGGGCACCCCGCGTCCGTGTCCACGATCCGCCGCTGGATCGCCGCCGAGGAGCTGCCCACCGTGCGACGCCGGTCGGCCGGCGGGTGGCGCCGCGACTACGTCTCCTACTCCGACATTTTGATGGCGCACCGGGACTGGGTGCTCGCGAAGGGCTCCGACGAACCCTGACCGCGCGCCCGCCGGCATCACCTTGAGGCCAGCCCTCACCCCTTTCCCCCGGGGGGTGGGGGCTTTCTCATGCCATCACCCGAAACGTATTGCATAGCAATACGAGAATGGGTACTGTGGTGTCACCGGAAGGGAGAACACACCCCACCGGACCACCACCCCAACCAGGAGGCCGCCATGGGCCACGCCGTGATGACGCACGCCCCCACACAGCCCTCCGAAATCCACGCCCACCACCTCACCACCACCCTCGCCACCCGCGTCGACGAACTCCTCGACCAGGCCAACGACTACGCCGACCACCGCGAACTCACCGCCAGCGCCCTCATCCACGCCCAGGTCATCCACCTCATCGGCATCCACCCCCCGGCCTCCGGCGAACTCACCCGCTGCACCTGCCAGGGCTGCTACTGCGACCGAATCTTCGACGCCGCCAAGGCCCGCACCTACATGGACGGCACCGTCGAGTTCGTCCAGTGCGAGACCTGCGCCGACGAGCACCCCCGCACCGGCGACGAGTAACCCCACCGGCCCCCGTTCCTGCCAACCGCGACGTGGCAGGAACGGGCCAACCCCGGCCCCGAGTCGAGCACCACACCTACTGGGTGCGCAGTAGCTCCCGGGGCCGGGTGCAGACCCCTTCACCAGAACCACCGAACCCGGAGACACCCATGCCCAACACCACCACCGTCGAGCTGTTCCAGACCCCCGAGGGCAAGCAGTGGCGCCTCGCCGGAACCGACAGCAACGGCGACCGACTGTTCGTCCCCTCCCACCTCGACCCCACCAAGGTCTCCCGCCTCGTCTGGGCATCCGAGGACTTCCTCCGCGCCGAGCTCGGCGACCTCACCCCCGTCACCACACCCCTCGGACAGGACGCCGCCTGATGGACACCCGCATCGCCGTCACGATCACCGTCACCGCCGTCGACCTCACCGAGACGGACCTCGACACCCTCCGCCAGGAGATCGAGGACGCCGCCTCCGCCTACAAGGGCGACATCACCGTCGTCTCCCACACCTACGACGCCGACTAGTCGACCTGACCGCCGCCCGCCCGGGGCCACCACACCCCGGGCCCCACCCCGGAACAGGCCCCCCCATGACCACCATGACCCCCCCCCCCGCCCTCCTCCACGGCAACGACCCCGCCTACTACGCCGGCCGCGCCGACGCCTACGACGACCACCAGACCGGGACACCCCACCCCGTCCTCACCGTCCGCCTCAGCTACCTCATCGACCACCACCCCAACACCCACTACGTCCTCGGCTACGCCGCCCGCGTCCGCGAAATCCAAGCCGAAACCCGCCACCTCACCACCATCGACACCTACTGGGAGACCGCAGCATGACCGGCATTCAGTGGACCCCTGTACCGGGGCACCGGGGCTACGAGGTAACTCGAACAGGGCAGATGCGCGGCCCCCGAGGCAAGGTCATGCACCCGATGGCGATGAGCACAGGCCATCTCTACGTGATCACAGGAGACCGCCGGAAGCTTTGGGTCCACCACGCCGTACTCCTGGCCTTTGTCGGACCACGCCCCGAAGGACAGGAATGCCGGCACCTGGACGGAAACCCCCGTCACAACCACGCCGACAACCTTGCCTGGGGAACGCGCACCGAGAACATGCGCGACAAGGCCATACACGGCACCGAACCCACCGGTGAACAGAAGGCCAACCACCGGATCACCGCCGAACAGGCCAGAGCCATACGAGTCGACACACGCCCGGCACGCGTCGTCGGCCGTGACTACGGCATCAGCCACACCGCAATTCTTCGAATCCGCCGAGGCGAACGCTGGAGGGCAGCCTGATGGGAACAAACAGCAGCATTGAGTGGACCGACGTCACATGGAATGCGACGACCGGCTGCGACCGCATCAGCCCCGGCTGCGACAACTGCTACGCCCTCACCATGGCCAAGCGCCTCAAGGGCATGGGCTCCGCCAAGTACCAGAACGACGGCGACCCCCGCACCAGCGGCCCCGGTTTCGGCATCACCACCCACCCCGACACCCTCACCGAACCCCTCCGCTGGAAGAAGCCCCGCAAGGTCTTCGTCAACAGCATGTCCGACCTGTTCCACGCCGGAATCACCACCGCCGACCTCCACCTCATCTTCGGCGTCATGGCCGCCACCCCCCAGCACACCTACCAGATCCTCACCAAGCGCCACGGCCGCATGCGCAGCCTCCTCAACGACCCCCTGTTCGCCCACATGGCCCGCCACCGCGCCGAAACCGTCTTCGGCCGGAACCCGGAAGCCGCCTGGACTTGGCCGCTCCCCAACGTGTGGCTCGGCGTCAGCGTCGAAGACCAGAAGCGCGCCGACCTCCGCATCCCCGCCCTCGCCCAGACCCCCGCAGCCGTCCGCTTCCTGTCCTGCGAACCGCTCCTCGGGCCCGTACGCCTCAACCGCAGCCACATTCACTGCCCCACCCACGACTTCCCCGGCGGCTTCTGCAGCGGACCCTGCCCCGATGCCGTCCTCCCCGACTGGGTCATCATCGGCGGCGAATCCGGCCCCGGCGCCCGCCCCCTCAACCCCCAGTGGGTCACCGACCTCCTGGACGACGCCCGCCACGCTGGCGCCGCCCCCTTCGTGAAGCAGCTCGGCAGCGTATGGGCCCGCGACACCTACTGGGCTGGCAAGAGTGTCGCAGCCCACGGCGACACCAAGGGCGGCGACCCCACCTACTGGCCGGCCAACCTCCGCGTCCGCGAGTACCCCACCACCACGGAGGCCCCCCGATGAGTGCCGAGACCCCCCAGTGCCCCGAAGGCCTGTACGACCCGGAGACGGACACCCTCTTCCGCTGCACCAACGGGCCCGGGCAGCACGACTGGCACCAGGACCAGCACGCGACCCGGTGGTGCGACCCCATGGCGGACCCCGACATCACCCAGGTGGACATCCCCTTCAGGGAGGCACCCCGTGGCTAAGAGGCCCGACCAGACCTACATCGCGATCCTCGGCGCAGCCCTCGCCCAGCAGAACGTCAACGCCCTCGTCATCGCCGAGAACGGTGACAACCAGCTCGGCCGCCCCCACCCCAACCACCCCGGATGGCGCATCTGGAACGGCAACCTCATCCGCGTAGGCCACCACAACCCCCAGGCCTTCACCCTCGAAGCCGACGCCATCCTCCCCGGCCGCTACTACGCCGACCGCGCCCACCACTGGCACGCCCACCTTGTCGCCGGCACCTGGACCACCTGCCCACCCCACGCCGACGGCGCCGTGCCCCTCACCATCGCCATCACCCAAACCCGCGATGACTGAGTACGAAGCCTCCTGCCTCGGCAAGCACCGCTTCCCCAGCCGGCGCACCGCCCGCCGCCGAGCCAGGCAGATACGCGGCGAAGGCGGACCCCGCTTCCACACCTACCGCTGCCGGTACTGCCACGGCGTCCACGTAGGCCACGCACCCGGCCACGCGACGTACCTCCGCACCGGACCCCACGGCCCCACCCACATCCAGGAGTACGCCACATGACCCTCACCCTCCCCGACGCCCCCACAGGACCCCCGCAACCGCCCTACACCGTCATCGGCCTCGACCCCTCCCTCACCGCCACCGGCATCGCCAGCACCCGCGGCTGGTGCGAAGTCATCGGCTACCGCAAAGCCCGCACCAAAGACCCCGGCATCACCCAGCTCCCCCACACCGAACGCCTCACCGCCATGCGCAACCTCGTCAACCAAGTCATCACCGCCATCGGCCAACCCGACCTCGTCGTCATCGAACTCCCCGCCGTCTCCCGCAGCGGAGGAGGAGCCCACGAACGCGGCTGGTTCTGGTGGCAGCTCTACAACCAGCTCCACAACACCCAGATCCCCATTGGGCTTCTGTCACCCAACCAACGCGCCCTCTACGCCACCGGCAAAGGCAACGCAGGCAAGGGAGCCGTCATCGACCAGGTCTCCCGCCGCTTCCCCGCCTGGAGCACCGACGGCAACGACAACGCAGCCGACGCCGTCACCCTCATGGCCGCCGGAGCCGACTGGCTCGGCCACCCCATCACCCCCATGCCCCAAACCCACCGCAACGCCCTCACCAAAGCCATCTGGCCCAACCCCCTCGGAGACCCGTCATGACGATCCTCAACCTCGAAGCCCGCCGCGACACAACAATCGCCGCGCCTCCGCCGGACTGGAAACTTCGCGCCCGGTGCCGTGCCGAGGACGTGGACGCGGAGGACTTCTACACCACGTCGAAGGCCGGTCAGGACCGGGCCCGTGAGGCGTGCGCCCAGTGCCCCGTGATCGTCGAGTGCCTTCAGTCGACCCGGTCGTACGACGAGGGTGTGTACCGGTGGGGGATCGGCGGCGGGTTGGATGCGTCGCAGCGGCGGGCGTTGGAGTTGGAGGAGCTGCTGGGCGGTTCCCCGAACTGGGAGATGGCCCGCATGTTGGTGTCGCCGCGGTGGCTGTACCGGTTGTCCCGGTTGCGGTCGTCGTGCGGGTCGCTGGACGGCATGGTGCGTGCCTTGCACCGTGACGGGCTGCTCGTGGACGCGGTTACGGTGCGGGTCGCGGTGTGGTGGTCGGGTGGTGACGCCCCGAGGGTGGTGTGGCGTGGTGACCCGCGGGCTCTGCGGGTCCGGTTGGCCGGCGACTACCTGGACGTGATGCTGCGGCTTCGGGGGATGCGGGCCAGGTATGCGGACATTGCCGCGTACCTGGGTGTGTCCGGGGAGTCGGGTAGGCGGGCTGTGAAGGACGTGCTGCGCGCTGCGGAGCGGGCGGGGGAGGCGTCATGACTGCCCTGACCGTAGAGCAGCGTGGCGACATGGTCGAAGCGCTCCTGCCCGAAGCTGCCGGTCTGGTGGTGGACGTGCACGAGGGGTCTGCGGACGACATCAAGACCCGGCTGCGTGGCCTGACCCGGCACGAACTGGAAGCGGTCACGGTCCTCCTGGCCGCGTTGGCGGACCCGGACCGCGGCTTGAAGGACGCCCTTTCATGGGTCACGTTCGACGAGCACGGGCAGCCGGCAGCCCCGCCGCTGTCGGTGGTCCGCACGGTGCGGGATGCGGCCCCGGTGGTGAAGCCGAAGGGGTACGGCATCGACACGTCCGCGGTACTGCGCGCCCTGGGCCCGGGTCCGGCCGTGGAGCTGAACCGGGACGAGCGGCGCCTCGCGATCGAGACCGGTATCCGGCGGGGCATGACGTACGACGACGTTGCGGAGCGCCTCGGGATGGACCGGGGGTCGGTGAAGCGGGCGTGGGACAGGGCGAAGACGCGGGCCCGGGCGGAGGGGCGGTGGCTGCCTCCGGTGGCCGTCGGCGACATCCGTGAAGCGTCCTGAGCGTCAATCACATTTGGCGGGGCCTGCCTGGGCCCCGTTCTACCCAGAGAAGGAGTACGGCATGGCAGGCGAGACGGTGATCACTGTGGTGGGGAACCTGGTGGATGACCCTGAGCTGCGGTTCACCCCGTCCGGTGCGGCGGTGGCGAAGTTCCGGGTGGCGTCCGTGCCGCGGACGTTCAACCGGGAGACGAACGCGTGGGAGGACGCGAAGGACGGCCTGTTCCTGTCGTGCTCGGTGTGGCGGCAGGCGGCGGAGAACGCCGCGGAGACGTTGCAGAAGGGCATGCGGGTCATCGCGCAGGGCCGGTTGAAGCAGCGGTCGTACGAGGACCGTGAGGGTGTGAAGCGCACGGTGTACGAGCTGGATGTGGACGACGTGGGCCCCAGCCTGAAGAACGCGACGGCGGTGGTGACGAAGGCCAGCTCGAACAGCTCGGGTGGCCAGGGGCGGGAGGAGTTCCAGCGGGCGCGGCAGGAGCAGGGTCGGGTGTCGGCGGAGGACCCGTGGGCGTCGGGCACCCCGGGGACATCGGGTGGTGCGCCGGCGGGTGGTGGGTGGGGTGGTTCCCAGAGTGGGGGTTACTCGGACGAGGCCCCGTTCTAGGGGGTGTTGAGCGTACGGCGAGGGTCCGGTCTCTTCGGGGGTCGGGCCCTTTGTCGTGCCCGGGGTCACTCGGACACCCTGAAACGTATTGCTATGCAATACGAAACTGGGTATGGTGGTACCACCGCACCAACCACCCCCGAAGGGGACCAACCGTGCCGGAACTCCGCCTCCTCGACCCCGACGGCTACGTCGTCCCCGAAGGCCGCATCACCACCACCCCCACCACCGAAACCAAAGCCCGGGCCGCCCTCCAGGCGCTCGCCATCGAGCACGCCGGCCAGTGGGCGTTCGCCGGATACGACCACCGCAACTACCGCATCGTCACCCACTGAGGAGGCCCCCATGTCCGCCGCCATTCAGCAGCAGCTCGACGCCCAGGCCGCCGCCGACCGCATCCGCGCCTACGAAGCCCGGGACCTGCCGCCCATCGACTACGACGACGGCTTCGACATCAGCGGCCTCGGATGGGACGACCCCGCCCTCACCCCGGAAGGAACCTAATGACCACGCCCGAGTACGCCGCCGCTTGGCCCGACGGAACGGTGATGCGAGAGACGCCCACCCCCCACCGCCACCTTGCCGAAGCCCGGGTCCGGGCGCACCAGGAGATGGGCGGCACTCTTGCCCACGCGTACCTCGTCCAGCGGCCGACCCCCACCGGCAAGTGGGCCCCCGCCCCTGCTGCCGGGTGATCCCACACCACGGAGACCCACATGACCGACACCTCGATGACCCCGGACGCCGCCCTGGCCCGTCTCCGCCAGTACGGGGAGCGCACCTCGACCTGGTCGACCGCCACGTACAACGACGGCACAGAGAAGGCCCTGCACCAGATCGCGGTGAGCCTCGCCGCCGAGGTCGACCGGCTGCGTGGGGAGCTGTCCGACGCGACGGCCGAGCTGGCGGAGAACGCCCGGGCCATGAACGGCCTCCGCCGCCACCGTGACGCCGCCGAGAATCGGGTCCGCGAGCTAGAGGAGGAGGAGCGCTTCCTGGAGCGGAGTACCCTGCCCGACCTTCGCCGTCAGGTCGAGCATCACAAGGACGGTAAGGCCCGGTGGCGGAAGCGCGCCGAGACCGCCGAGACCCGGGTCGCCGAGCTGGAGGCCCGCCCCACCGTGGGCTACGCCGTGTGGTGCGTGGAGCAGTCCCTCGGCGACGAGGCGGCGCAGCATCTCCTCGACCTCAATCCCGACCTGAAGGACACCCGATGACCACGATCGTTCCGACTGCTGACACCGCGTTGGCGAAGGCCCGTTTGACCCGCGACTGGTACGACAGCGGGGCCGGCCGCCACGCCGACCTGACCGACTGGGTGCAGTCGACCACCCCGGACGGGCTGCCGATGATGTCCGCCCGCCTGTCCGCCCCGCTTTGCGCCGAGGTGTGGGCGGTGTTCGCGGCCCGGCAGGAGGCGACGGTCGCCCTGCGGTCGGGGGCGGGGGATGTGCTGCCCGCCCTGGACTACAGCGTGCCGGACCGCACCGGGTGTGTGTGGCGTGAGGACGGGGTGTGGGTGGAGGTGTGGCACCCGAATACCCCGGAGGCCTCTGCGCCCCGCCCAGGGCCGCCTGTGGTGTTCCGTGCGCCCGCCACGAACGACCTGCCGGGGTTCGGCTGCACCCTGACCATCACCGCCCACCCCGACCAGGCCGAGCCCAGCACCCCGTCCGCGCCGCTCCCACGACGACCCGCCAACCGCTTCCGCCGCACACCCAAGGACACCGCCCCGTGACCACCCGCACCCCGAACCCGTCCGGCTGCCAGCACTGCGGCATCGACCAGCGCGAGCACATGCGGCAGTGGAAGCCGCCCGCTGGGTGGCACCAGTGGACGCAGCCCACCCAGGACCAGATCAAGGCCCGCATGCGCGCCCGCCGCGCCAACCGCAAGGAGCAGTGACCGTGCCACTGATCAACTTTGAGCCCGTCGACCCGCCCACCGGTGACGAAGAGGACCTGGCCGACGCGTACACCACCTGCCAGTGCCCTCAGCCCGACGACCAGTACCTCATGGAGGTCGACGCCGGGTCGGTGATGCTCCGGCACGCCGCCTGCGGACTCCCGGCCGCTGAGTGGACCGACGACGCGTACTCCATGGAGCCTGTCCCGGTCACCCTCCACTGGCACGCCACCACGGACTACTGGACCAACGAGGTCGACGCGTATGGCGAACTGACCATCAACGGGCTCCCGCCCGCCGCCCCGAAGGAGCAGTGATGGCCACGCCTGCCCGTATCCAGCGCCGCCGCACCAAGGGGTGGCGTGCCCCTGCCGGAGCCATCTACGTCGGACGCGGCTCTCGCTACGGCAACCCGTTCATCGTCGGCTCGGATGCCACCAATCGGGAGCACGCCACCGCCCTGTACCGCGAATGGCTGGAGAACAACAGCTACGAGGTGCACGCGCCGACCATCACGACCGAGCAGCGACAGGAGATGGACGACCGCCGCGACCGCCTGATCACCGACGCGCCCACCCTCGCGGGCCAGAACCTCATGTGCTGGTGCCCGCTCCCCGCGCCCGGCGAGCCCGACCACTGCCACGCCGCCGTCCTGCTCCAGCTGGCCAACGCACCGAAGGAGAACTGACCCATGACCATCCGCAACGTGTATCTCGACTGTGAGTTTCTGCCCGCCGACCCGACCCTCAAGGGCCTGGTATCCATCGGCCTCACCGACGACCAGGGCGTCGACTACTACGCCGTCCACCGCGACTTCGACATCAAGGCCCTCGGCCGCAGCGAGTGGATGATGGCGAACGTGTGGCCGTCCCTGCCGAAGCCCCACGGGGACATCCGGCTGCACGGGAAGTGGCCGCGCCTCGACAAGGGCGACCGCAGCGTGAAGACGGCCCCTCAGATCGCGCAGGACGTTGCCGACTATTTCGCGGCCGCGGACGCCGAGACCACGCACCTGTGGGCCTGGTACGGGGCGCAGGACATGTGCCGCCTCCACTCCCTGTGGGACAACGACTGGTCCGTGATGCCTGAGCAGATCCCGCAGTGGTTCAACGAGCTGGAGCAGCTGCGCTGGCAGGCGGGTGGCCCGGAGATGCCGAACCAGCCCGCAGGCCTGCACAACGCGCTCGCGGACGCCCGGCACAACCGGGTGATGCACGAGTTCCTGGCCGGGCGGACCTTGTGACCGCCCTCTCCCGGGTGGGCCCGTCGCCTTCGGGTGGCGGGCCCGCAGTCTCTCTCAGCCCCCGACAGACCGAAGTCCTTCACCACGCCGCCAACGGGCTCACCATCCCCGAGACCGCCCACACCATGCACCTCGCCGTCAGCACCGTCCACTACCACCAGCAAGTCATCCTCACCGCGTTGAAGGCCCGGAACATGGCGCACGCCGTGCTGCTGGCCTGCCAGGCAGGGGTGCTGGACGGGCGGCCGCGCCGGCACGGGGACCACGCGGGGTTCGCCGCCCACGTGTACCGGGGTGAGGAGCCGTGCGAGGCGTGCTGGGCGGGGGAGCGGGTGTACCGGGCGGACCGCCGCGAGGCCCGGAAACGCAACGCAGCGTAGTTGGGGGCGGGGGGTGTGAGCTGTTCCCGCCTCGCTTCCTTGATCGAAGTATCCGACTTTCCCGGGGCGGAGACCCCTACCCGCCGGTAAGCCCCGCCCGGGGCTCGCCGCCCTGTAACCCACCGTCACATCACGTAGGAGAACGCCATGGGAGCACCCCGCAGCCTCACCGCCGTCCCCCGGCAGGAGAAGAAGCCCCGCACTTACGAAGAGATCGTCCGCGCCATCTACAACGACGAGCGCGCCACCCCCGAGGCCCGCGAACTGCTCCTCGCCATCGCGTACGCCGTGTACCTCAACGACCGAGAGAACGGTGTCAGCCCGCTCCGGGAGGCCCGCCGAGTCCTGGGGCGCACCGCGGCAGGCAGGCCCCGCTACGACGGGCTGATGGCCGCCGACGCCCCCCGGTACGAGACACCCCGGGACGTGGACGTGCACGCCCACACCGTGGCATGCCAGGCCCCGCGTCTCCGCCCCTACCAGCCCAAGCCCGCCGTCCCGTACGAGCCCGATCCTCACGCCCCTTCCCCGATCCGCCCCTACGAGCTGCCGCCCGACCTTGCCGCGTTGAAGGCGGAGGCGATGGCCGCGTACACGCCGCCCCGGGACTGGCGCACCGAGGACGGGGTATGCGGGGCCAACTCCCGATACCGCGTGCTGGAGAAGGACCCGGTCACGGGCTGGGAGTCGGCGCACTGGTTCTGCCGGCGGCACCAGGACCATGCCGAGCGGGTCACCGAACAGCTCCGCGCCCAGAACGAGACCGCCCCGGACCCGTTGCCGAACAAGGGTGGGCTGCTGCCCTGCTACTTCAAGGCGGACTGGGAGAAGGTCTACCGGCACTACGCAGGGCGGTTCTGGGAGCCGCCGACGCATGGGCTGTGTGCGGACGACTGGCCGAAGCCCGGCCAGGACCCGGTGGTGAAGAAGGGGCGGATGCGCCTCGTCCTCGGCGGCCACGACCTGGACGACACCCCGTGACCGCCCGCCGTGGCCAGTGCGCGTACTGCCACCGGTTCATCACCGTCACCGCGGCCGGCCTCTGGCCCCACGGCCCCGCACGATCCTGCCGGGGCAACCACACCCTGCCCGTCCTGTACGACACCCCGCCACGCCACTACTGGCCGACCTGGCACCGGGGGCGGCGTGTCACCACCATCCCCGGACCCGACACCTACAACCCCAAGGAGACCGCAGCATGATCGAGCAGCCTGAACCGTCCCTCGTCACCGTCGATAGCACCAAGGTCATGCAGATCACGGCCGTGGACGTCAGATCCACAGAAAGCATCACCATCCCCGGAGCTGATGGCCCGCTCGTCACTATCCACCCGGACGGGCGCCTGGAGCACGGGCCCGGGTACGAGCCGGACGAGGCGGCCCGCCTGTTCTGGGACGCGGTGCGGCGGTGGGCTCCATCGCCCATGGAGAAGCAGTTCGGGAGCCCGCTGACTCAGAGCATCAATTCCGAGTTGGCCCGGGGTGAGGCGGCTCTGGCAGCGGTGCAGCGCATCGCGGTCCTTCACGCGCCCGTCCAGCACATGGGGCAGGTCTGGTGCGGTGAGTGCTCGGTACGCCGCAGTACGGGCCCCAAGAGCGAGGAGTGGGTGGCGTTCATCCCTCACCCCTGCCCGACCCTCAACGCCCTCGACAGCACGGAGACCACCTCATGACCGAGAAGACGCCCGCCGAGTTGCGGGAGCAGCGTGCCCGGTTGATCACGTCGACCGGGCTCACCGAAACCGTCCTCCGCGAACGCGCCGAAGCCCACCAGCTGTACCCCGAGCACCACGACATCTGGGCCACCGTCGAGGGCATCGACTACCTCCTCGGGGGCTCGGCGGACGAAGCACCTTCGCCGTGGCCGCAGCCGACAGTCAGCGTCCACGACGGTGTCGGCCCACTGGTCACGATCCGCCCGGAGGGGACCCTGGAGTACCGGGAGGGGTACGAGCCGGACAGGGCGGCACAGCAGTTCTGGGCTGCGATGCAGCGGTGGGCCCCGCAGACGTTCCGCGCATCCCAGGCCGAGGAGACGTTGCGGACGCTGGCCCCGATGTTCGAGGGCCTGCAACGCCTCCTGGCCACCAGCTCCCGAGACTGGGGTGAGTACCGGGTCGACGCGTGGCTGTGGGCGGTATTGCTCGGCTGGGACTGCGAAGAGGACGTCCACGACGAGACGTGCGAGCACGGGACGATGGCGGAGATGCAGCGGATCCACGGCTGGGACGACGCTGCCGTTGCGAAGGCCCGCCGGTATCGGGCTGCGGTGCGCACCGTTGAGGCGTTCAACGAGGAGGCGGGCCGGTGACCACTCGGAACAGTGCGGCCGTCCAGGCCGCCGTCCTGCGCGCGAACGCCCGTCGTGGGGTGTGGCAGCGTCTCCTCGCCGCCCTGGGGGTGCGTACGGGCCGTGTGCGGCGCGCGGACGCTGTGGCGGCCCGGTGGGAGCACGGTGCCGCCGGGGAAGCCGAGACGGCCCGCATGGTGGCGCCGCTGGTGGCGCAGGGGTGGGCGATACGGCACGACCTGCGGATGCCCGGGTCCCGGGCCAACCTCGACCACCTCCTCGTGTCAGTTCAGTGCCATGGGAAGGGTCCTCGCCTTGGTGCGGGTGGGCCGGTGGTGGCATCGGCTTCGAGGCGGACCACCACCGGAAGGTCAGCGTGCCACGGGGCACTGACAACGCGGTGCAGAGTCGGGCAACTGGGCCTGAACCAGGGAGATATACCGACTCGAATCGCCGTAAAATTGGTGTCACCGAGCGGTACCCTTCCCTTTCCTGGAGTCCTGGTGACCGACACCCCCATGCCCGCCCAGCCGAAGTTCCGTGACGACGTCACCGTGGAGCTGGTGAAGGCGTCCGCGTCCGACGCGGACGTGCTGTTCGCGGCCCGGGTGTCCACCTTGGGTGAGCGGAGCTTCCCGGCCCGCGCCATGGTCGACCTGGAGCACACCGCGGTGGAGCACCCGCAGACGGCCCGGGACCGGGGGCTGATCAACTACCTCATGCGGGACAGGCATGGATCACCTTGGGAACACACGTCGATGACGTTCTTCATCAGCGCCCCGATCTTCGTGTTCCGCGAGTTCATGCGGCACCGGGCCGGCTGGTCGTACAACGAGGAGTCGGGGAGGTACCGGGAGCTGGAGCCGGTGTTCTACTGGCCCGGCGAGGACCGAAAGCTGGTGCAGCAGGGAAAGTCCGGGCGGTACGAGTTCGTGGACGGCCCGGCTGGACTGCACGACTTCACGCGGCTGCACATGGAGGTCGCGTACCGGGAGGCGTACGCCGCCTACGAGGCCATGCTGGCCGCGGGTGTGGCCCGGGAGGTCGCCCGGTCGGTCCTCCCGGTCGGCCTGTACTCGTCGATGTACGCGACGTGCAACGCCAGGTCGCTGATGCACTTCCTGGGGCTCCGCACCACCCACCCCGATGCCAAGGTCCCGTCGTTCCCTCAGCGGGAGATTGAGATGGTGGGGGAGCTGATGGAGGCGCACTGGGCGGGGCTGATGCCGCTCACGCACGCCGCGTTCAACACCAACGGACGTGTCGCACCGTAGGGCGCAGCTTGCCGGTCAGATCGGGGCGCCTCGCAGTTCGACAAGGCGGGCCCGCCCTTCGTCGGTGAGCCAGCTCGTACGGAGGCTGACACCGCACTCCAGGTGCCCGCGGTCGTCCTCCCGGACGTACGCCGCGGTGACCACCTTCTCCGGGTAAACCGTGCACAGCGTCCACCAGGCGCCCGGGATCTCCCACCGGTACTTCCCGAGCGGGACGGGGCGTGTGGCGTGGTCGTGGATTGCTTGGAGGAGCGCGAGGGTGGTGATGTCGGCGCGCTTCGGCCGCGGGGGGTCGGTCTTCACAGGTGCGCGACGAGTTTCCTTGGCAGCGACCGTGCGGTCCTTCGGGTCCAGGTACCGGTGACCTTCCGCAGTGACGAGGTACTGCGTGTACTCGATCAGCCGGGTGCCGTCAGATCCGGTGGCGAGGCTGAGCGGATCGTCGGAGGAGACGCAGCTGGGTTCGATATCGTGTGTGCGCAGCCAGTCCAGAAGCTTGGTGTGGCGCGGGGTGCCGCAGATGTAGGGCCAGGACTCTGGGGTCGCGAGGGCGGTTTTGGCGACGATGAAGGATTCGTCGGTGGGCACTTCGGCGTGGGCGCAGCGCCCCCACTGGAGGGTGTGCTGGTTGGCGCAGGCACGGGAGCAGCCTGCCTTGTACCAGTCGTTCAGGCCCGACTGGTCAGGTTCCGGGGCGACGCTCATGATTCCTTCACCGCGGCCTCATCAGGCCAGGTGGTGATGGTCATCTCTGCTCGCGGAAGCTCGGTAGAGCGGTGGAGCGGGGTGGTGGCGATGTCCCCGGCGGCCTGCTGCTCGGACAGGAGGTAGTAAGTCTTCCCGCCGTCGGTGGAGAACGCCTCGCTGTTGCGGTTGGACTGCCAGAGAGGGGTCGAGGTCATGCCTTCGGCGTACCGGTCGATCCACTCGGCGGGGTCGTCGGTGAGGTCGGTAAGGGGCTGGAACCGCAGGAGGCGCTCCAGGTAGGCGATGGCGTGGGGTGCGCTGCCGCCGCTGTGGCCCATGTTGGCGAACGCTTGGACGACCTTGCAGAGGCCGCGGATGGTGTCGGGGTCTTCGCCGAGGATGCGGAGTTCGCGGCGGGCGTGGGCGACCAGGTTGGACTCGCTGGAGCGAGGGGAAGGGCTCATACCTCCAATGCTGGACCCGGTGAGGCGTTTCGTTGCCCCCGGTCGGGTGCGGTCCGACGCGGGGGCGCAGTGGCGGGTCAGGCGTGCCAGGTTCCCCGGATTGCCGCGGTGTTGAACCCGGGCCCGTAGGCGACCATCACCCCGCGCGACCCGGCAGTCGGGGGTTTGCCATGGGTGCGTTCCAGGATGCGCAGCACGGACGGCCCGCCGAGGTTGCCCTCCTCGGCAAGGGTGTCGGTGCTGTGCCGGGTGTCGTGGGCGTCGAGGCCGAGGGCGCGGGCGGTGTCGTTGATGATGCGCTGCGATCCGGGGTGAATGACCCCGAAGTCGACGAGCTCGGGGCCGAGCCACTTCAACAGGTCGGGGAGGACGTCGTCCGCGGCGGTGAGGGCGTCCTTCGTGCTGTCGAAGTGGAACCCGGTCGCGTCGACCCTTCCGTTGTAACGGGTGAGGCTGGCGGGGAGGACGTGCTCGTACGTGTCGTCGGGGGTGGCGACGTGCAGTCCGGGGCCGCGGTGGCTGCTGGTGACGATCGTGGCGGCGGCGCTGTCGCCGAACAACGCCTTGTAGATCATGTGCTCCACGGCGTCGTCGGCGTGGTTGTACACGGCGGAGATGACCTCTGCGGCGACGACGAGGACGGTGGCGCCAGGGCGGGCGGTGACCATGTCGACGGCGCGAATCAGGGCGTGGGTGCCGCCGGCGCAGGCGAGGGTGGTCAGTGCGATGCGCCGTACGTCGGGGCGCAGCCCGAGCCAGTTGATGAGGTGGATGTCGAGGTTGGGGACGGCCCACCCGGTGGAGTGGGTGGTGATGATGGCGTCGACGTCGACCGGGGCCAGGCGGTGAAGGGTGAGGGTGCGGCGGGCTGCTTCCGTGGCGAGGTCGAGGGCGTCGCCGAAGGCTGCGGCCGCCCGGGTGCCGACCCCAGCGGTGCCGGCGACGGTGGGGGCGGCCAGGGGGCGGGTGAAGTACCGGGTGGCGACCCCGGTGTTCGTGAGCATGCGGAGGATCGCACCGAGCTTGGGGTGGTCGGGGTGGTGGTGGCGGATGTCGTCGGCGATCTCGGCCGTGGTGATCTGATGCTGAGGGAACACGGTGACGGGTTGGGCTATGTAGGCGGGCACGACATCCTCCGGCAGGCCTGGGCGGCGGTGGTCTGCACAACATATGGCACGTGCCAGCCGGTATTGCCCCTGATCAGCGGGGTGGGGAACGGGGCGGGCGGTCTGTTTGTGGTTGCTGTGGCCGGTGGTGCCTGTGCGCCCGGTGGGGTGGCGGCCGCGGGCGCGGGGGTGCTCTCGGGTGCGGGGCGGCGCATGGGGGAGGCCACCTGCGCGATGGGGGTGGTGCGCGCAGGTGGCCTCGGTCGGGGGCGTGCTGGTGCGTCAGGTCGAGTCGGCGCGGAGGACGGGGGTGCGGGCGTGCGCCCGGGACTCCCCGGCATGGAACACCAGCACGATCAGACGGGCCCCGGGGGCGGTCATCGGCTGCGCCGCGCACATCGTCACCCAGCCGGGGCCGTCCTCGGCGTGGAGGAGAGGGCGCTCGTCGCCATCGGGGTGGATGTGGGCGACCGCCCCGGACCAGATGGGGGCACAGTCCGGGTCGGCGAGAACATCCTGCTCGAGTTGGCGGAGGATCGGGTCGTCGGGGCGGGTGGAGAGGGCGGCTCGGAGTTGGGGGAGGACGAGGGGGGCCCAGGCGGTGTGCCAGTCGGTGAGCATGCGCCGGCCGCCCTTCTCCAACACCATCCATCGCATGGTGTTGCGGGGCACCTGCCCGCCGGGGAAGAGGCGGGCGAACTCCCGGTTGTGGGCTATGAGCTCCCAGGAGGCGTCGGTGACGTAGGCGGGGTGGAGCATGCCGTCGACGGCTTCCTGCCACACTCCGGGGACTTGTTTGCCGGACTCGGGGGTGAGGGGGCCTGGGGGGTCGCCGATGCCCGCGTACCGGCACAGGCTGGTCCATTCCTGCTCGTTGAGGCCGAGGAGGGTTGCGACGTCGCGGAGGTAGTCGCCGGGAGGGTTGGCCCAGGTTCCGGACTCCAGGCGCTGGTACGTGCCGTCCGAGCGGTTGGTCAGCGTGTCGATCTGGTGTTGTGTCAGCCCGGGGGCTCGCCGTCCCTGTTTGGTCGGGCGGATGAAGCCGTGTCCCTTGGGGTCAATCAGCGCCCGACGCTCCATCAGGAGTTCACGAAGGGCACCCTTACTTACCTTGCTCATGCTCTGCTTTTCCCCCGGTGTATGAGACATGTGGCACGCCGTGAGCCTAGTTGTAGGCACTGGTTTTAATACTGAAAAGTTCCCCTAGAAAACTCGCTGTTTACCTACGATGCTGGGCTGGTGCCTCGCTGGCCTGCGGATCTTCGCAGCGTCCTGGGCGGGTGGGGCATGTGTGGGAATCCCGACCAAACCGTGAAGCGTGTTCGGTTTCGGTCTTGCAGCAGGGAATTCCCGCAACCTGTCCGGAACGTGGCGGGGAGCTATTGGAACGCTTGGGCGTATCGCAGCGCGCCAAGTGGCCCAGAGGGCTTCCCGCCATTTCTCTGACCCTCTTTCAGGGGCAGGGCGGGGCAGGGTCGAAGGCGCGGCCGGTGAGCTACACGCCGGCCGCGCCTTCGCTGTGCCCGCTCTGGTCAACGGCCCGCTGCTGGCAGGCGAACACGTCTTCGCACTGTGGCCGCCCGTCCCACCACCGGGGTGTGCCGACGGGAGGCTGCCCGCACCACTGGCAGACGGGCTGGCCGGTCACCGGGCCCCCTCGGGGGCGGGGCGGGTGCGGTCGTACACCTCGGTGGCGGACATGCCGTTGACGACGATGTGGCGGGCGGCCTCCTTCGCGATGCCGAGGGCGGTGGTCTCGTCGAAGCCGGGGGCGTCACGCACGTCGGTGTCCGGGAGCGCGCGCTCGTTGTAGCCGTAGACGCCGTCGATGACACGCCACTCGCCTTCGCCGGGGCGGCGGTAGCGGAGGCGTTCGACGTAGAGGGTGAAGGCGCGGCGGTTGATGTCATCGAGGGGGAAGATGCTGACTTCGTGGCGGGTGGTGGTGACGATCGGCTCGGCCATGACGGTGGTCCTTCCGGGGTGTGGTGTGGCCGCCTGTGGTGGGGCGGCCACACAGCAGGGGTGATCAGGCGGCGGGGGTGGCGGTGCGCTCGTCGCAGTCCGCCCAGGGGACGTTCTCCCCGTGCTCCTCGGAGCACTCGGCGCACTGGTCGCCCATCGGGGCGTCGAGGCAGACGCGGACGTCCTGCGGGGACCAGGGGTGCCGGTCGGTCCACTGCTCCCATGCGTCGGTGGTGTCGTCCTCGGGCTCGGGGCCGTGGGGGCAGCGGTCGGTGTCGGCTCCCCAGAACCAGGGCTCGGGGTGGTGGTCGGTGACGGGCGTGGTCATGGTGGGCTCCTCGGGCGCTGCAGGGGCAGCGGGCGGGCCGGGGCAGAGGAACGGGTACGGCGGGTTGGTGCCCTTGCAGGCGGGGCAGTCCTCGGCGTTCGTGCCCTTCGGCAGGTGCGTGGGCGGCTCGGCCGGCTCGACGGTGTACGTGGTGGTCTTCCGCACGGTGCGGGTCTCCGCGTCCGGGTGGCGGCGGGTGACGCTCGCGCGGCGGCGGGTCGCGACGGCGGGGTCGGGCCGCCGTTGCATGCCCCCGTGTCGCGGCACTCGGGGCACATGCTGGTGCCGAGGAGCTGCCGGGCCACCGCCAGGGCAGCCCAGTCCAGGCGCGGCGGGGTCTGCCACCAGACGGGCAGCGACTCACGCAGCACGGTCTCGATCGTGGCGGCCAGCTCCTCGGTGGGGCGGTCGGCGGGGGTGGGTGAGGTGGGCATCAGGGCTCCAGGTGGCGTGGGCTCGCTGGGCGTTCGGGGCCCGGGGGAGGGGGCTCTTCCAGGGTCAGCCCAAATCCGGCCAACCATCCCGCCGCTCCCGCGAGGTGATGCACCATAATACCGCGAAACGTATTGCATAGCCATACGAATCTGGGATCGGTGTCCGGGTATGACGAAGCCCCCGACCACACCGGTCAGGGGCTCAGCACTGCGGCAATCCCGCGGTACGCCTACGCGTTGGTGTCCGCCGGCCGGAACGGTCTGATCGCCCTGGACGCCGCGTACGCCCGGCTGGCCGCCCCTACGACGCTGCCCGGCTCAACACAGGCCCCCTCCACGGAGGCGAGCGTGCGCGCCCCGTGGTGCTCGCACCCGGTGGCCACGTTCCCGGTCCCGTCGAGGACGGTGACGGCGTCGTACGGGCCCTGGCAGGGGGTGGGGTCCTCAATGTGCGCGGCGGTGCAGCGTCCGGCCGACTGCGGTGCGGGGTCCTGGTCCACGGCATGCTCCTCGGTGCGGGGGTTGTGTCCACTGTGGCACCGGGGGCTGACAAGCGGGCGGAAACACGTCACCCCCCACCCGAACCGGGCAGGGCACGCGCGACACGCCGATGCGAGGCCGAGGAATTATCGCTCGATGTCGGAGCGGGCGAGCATCATGCGCCTATGACTCAGATCAACCACGAATGGGCCATCGAGAAGCTTGAGAGCTTCATACGCACTGCGTCCGTCACCTGGACCGGGTCTGCGTGGAGAAGAAATTACCCCATTGCGAATGTCCAGGGGGAGGCGCAAGTAGTTGAACACATCCTCGACAGAGTGGTGCCGACCTGGCGAACGGCGGCCTGGCCGAAGAACTCGTATCGCTACTGGCGGGAGCTGGAAGCTTCGACTAGAGCAATCGCTCAGTTGCGGGCCGAGCAGGAGCTGGCCGAGAACCTCGGCTCTGGCGCACCGCAGTTGGACGCGTCGACTCTGCATCCGTGGGTGTGGGGGAGCGTGCAGGGCCTATGGGGGAGCGGCCACTACCGGCAGGCCGTAGGGATGGCTGCGGTCGCGGTGAACGCCCAGGCGCAGGCGAAGGTCGGCAGGAAGGATCTGTCGGAGTCGAAGCTCCTCGGGGACGCGTTCAGCACGAAGGATCCTGAGCCGGGGAAGCCGCGGCTGCGTCTGGCGCCGAAGGAGGACAGCGACACGTGGCGTAGCCGGCACGACGGTGCGGCGGCGTTCGCCCGCGGTGTGTACGCGGGCATTCGGAACCCGATCGCGCACGAGGCCGGTGACGAGTTGGAGGAGAACGAGGCGCTGGAGCAGTTGGCCGCGTTCAGCATCCTTGCCCGGTGGATCGACACGGCGACGGTGGAGAAGGCCCCCTGACGTACCGAAGCCCCCGACCGGTGTGCGGGCGGGGGCCTGTCGGATTCGGCTTCTAGATCCAGCCCTTGGTCTGGAGGCGCTTGAGGGCCTGTTCGTGCGCGGCTCTGATGGTGTCCGCGTGGGTGAAGCTCAGGCTGTCGAAGCGGGCGCAGAAGACGACGGGGCCGCGCATCTTGATGACGCGGTCTTGCGGGTCGTGGGGCTCGGGCTGCTCGTAAAGCTCGAAGTGTTCGGGCGTGGCGCCGTCGGTGTCTGGCTTGCTGAGTTCCCAGAAGATGCCGTTGGCGACCTTGTTCATGCGCTGCTGTTCGGGGTTGTCGAACGGTACGTAGTGGTAGGCCGTGACCGGGTAGAAGTTCGGGATGTCTTCCATGCCGGTTTCGCCCTCCCCTTGGTCGATCTTGTTGCGCATCACATGGAAGGTGTCCCTGTGGGAGGTCAGGGTGCCGTCGACTTGAACGAGCAGGTAGTGCTGAGCCGCGGCTGGCCGGTTCGTCGTCATGCGGTCAGTGTTGTCGGCCTGGTGGTGGCTTGTCCGGGGTTTCGGTGAGGTCGGCCGGCGTGTACGGCGAAGCCCCCGACCGGTATACGGGCGGGGGCTGTCGTGGTAGTGCGGGCAGGGCCGGGCGCGGTGGGCTAGTCGTCGTACACGGTCATCGCGTGGACTCCTCGGAGGCGACGGGCCAGGCGGCGAGGAGGTCTCGGCCGCAGTCGGGATGGACGCAGATCCCGCCGTCGTCGAGGTCGTCGGCGCTGACCTCGTGGAAGTCGGCCCACCTGCTGACGGGTGCGGGCTTGTGGGCGAGGCAGTGCAGGAGCCGCCCCTGGTTCTGCCGGTAGCCGACGATCCCGGTCGCAGCGACCCTGGCGATCTCCCGATCCGAGGCGAGTTCCGTCGCACCCGACCAGGCGGGCTGCTCTTCGTTCTGAGGCGTGAAGCTGGCGGCGTTGGTCATACTGGCCCATTCTCCGGGATCTGGCTTCAGGAGGCGGTGGATGCCCTGCGCCTGCGGGTCGCACGGGCTTCGGCAAGTCGCTCGGGGCTGTACAGGAGGGTTGTGGTGACGGTCCCTCCTGTGGCGGCGGCCTCAACGGCGGGGGTGGCAATCTTGGTGATGAACGCTTCACGGTTGCTGTTCAGGAGGCCCTGACTGGCCTGTTCGGCTTCGGTGGCCGGGGTGATCGTGGCGAAGAAGTCGGCGAGGCCTTCGAGCTGGGTGCGGGTGATGTTGTCCATCGGAGCCTCCTGGATGCCTGTGCTGAGTGGCGTGCCCGGGTCGGACTCGCGCGGCGAGGACCCGGGTGCGCATCCAACATACCCATTCTCGTATTGCTAAGCAATACGATTCGAGGTTCTAGGTCCGGTTCATGTCGACGAATCGGCCGTAGTGCCCCATGAACGCCGTGGTGATGACGCAGGACGGTCCCTGCCGGTGCTTTGCGACGTAGAAGTCGGCCTCGCCGGCCCGTGGGGTGTCCAGGGTGTACGCGTCCTCGCGGTGGAGCAGCAGGATGGTGTCCGCGGCAAAGGTGATGGCGCCGGACTCGCGGAGGTCGTCAAGCATGGGGCGGCGGTCGATCCGGTGCTCCGGGTTGCGGTTCAGGTGGCTGGTGGCGACGACGGGGATGTTCAGCTCGCGGGCAAGGGACTTGAGGTCACGGACGACGTCGCCGACCTCGCGCTCGCGGAGGTCGCTGCGCTTCGCTGGCCGGATGTCCTGAATCCCGTCGACGGCCAAGAGGCTGAGGTCGTGTTCGTCAACGAGTTCGCGGGCCTGGGCCGCCAGGTCGGCCATCGTGAGCCGGGCCGGCGTCATGACGTGGAGCGGGGCCTCGGCGATGATCGGCGCTCGGCGAGCGACTCGGGTCCAGTCGTCGTCGGTCATGGTGCCGTAGCGGAGGTGGTTCCTGGACACGCGGGCTTCGGCGGACAGGACCCGCATGAGGAAGAACTCGCCGGTCTCCTCCAGGGAGAACACCGCGGTCGGCATGTTGTTCTGGATGGCGGTGTTCCGGCAGATGTCGGTAAGGAGCGTCGTCCGTCCGATCTGAGGCCGGGAGGCAATGACGGTCAAGGTGCCGGGGGTGAGCCCGCCGGTGACGGCGTCGAGATCGCGGAACCCGGTGGGCAGGCCGCGGAGGCTGGTGTATTCGGTCGGCTCCTCGACGACCTTGACTACGGCGTCGAGGAGGTTGGCGAAGATGTCTGCCGCGGCGCCGCTTGGTCCGGGCGCGGGTTCGTCGTCGACCTGGTGCTCGTTCGTGGTGGTGTCGGTCATGGTCCCCTCCTGGGTGGTGCGGTGTTCGGGTGCCGGGCCGGCCGGTGTGGGCCGGCCCGGCGGTGGGTCGGTCAGAACGGTGCGGGGCTCGGGTGTGTGTCGTGCTGTTCGCGGCTGGCGAGGGTCTGCTCGTACCGGGCGGCTTCAACCTCCCACCAGGGGAGCCCCGCCAACGGCGCTGTTCAGGAAGCCGTCTCGCCTGGATCCGCAAGGGCATCTCGGATCTCATGCAAGGTCAACCCGCCCGACTCCTGGTGCGGCCACTGCTCTGATCGCATTAGCTCGAATGCTTGCGTTACCAGAGCTGCCGCCCCGGACCAATCCCTGCCCTGACGGAACCGCTTCTCAAGGTCCTCACTGCCTGTCCACTCTCCGAGGGTGAGCCCTACCATCTGGATCAGCTGAGCCATGTCGTCTCCGAACTCAAGGAGGTCTAGATCCTCCATGGAGCGGTACTCCTGGTCCAGGTAGAAGATCGACATGTAGGCGTCGAAGAAGGCGGTGTTTGCTTCCCAGAGGTAACTGATCGGGTCAGCTTGCTGGGAGGAGATCACCCCTCGCTGGCATCGCGCGGCGATCCGGTCCTGCTCCTCATCCTCCTCATGCTCCGTGGCCGAGTCCGTAGCGGTCAGGATCTCGGCGGCTCGATCTTGAAGGGAGCGGACCTTCTTCCAGCAGATGCCGCAGAAGTACCGGAAGGTGTTCTCCGGCGTAACCCGCTTCTGGCTCATGGCAGAACGGACGGCTTCCTCCAGCTCCCAGTCCGGAAGCCCGGCGGTGCGCAGGGTGTCCAAGGTGCTCTGCCATGCCGGATCCAGAGGAATGGGCCGCTGGACGCTTCCGAGGGTCCTGCCCCACGTGGTCCACGCGTTGAGGAACACCTCGCGATAGCCAGCCGCTACTTCAAAGTCTGCTCGAGACGCTTCGGCTGCCTTCTGCATAGCGACTGACCATCGCATTGCATCTGCCGTGACGTCCGTGACGATCGGTGAGTCGGCAGGTGTAGAGGTCTTGCCGCTGTTGCAGTCCTCGCAGGCCGCGACGAGGTTGGAAGGCTCGTCCGGGCCGCTCAGCGCCTGCGGGATGACGTGATCGATCGTCAGCTTGACGCCAGGCGCTGTGGCGCCGCAGTACCGGCAGGTGTAGTTGTCGCGACGCATTACCTCGTACCGCAGACGCTTGGTTACAGGCATGGCTCCCCCAAGGTTGATTGCCCGGCTTTGCTTGATTGTGATGGGCGCGCGGCATGCCCGGCTCGCGCGCCCACAGGTTGATCAAGGTCAGAAACTTGCGTGGACGCCGTAGATGGCCGAGCACGGCCAGCAGTACGGCGACCCCGGACGGACTGGCCGACCGCAGAAGCCGTCGTCACCAACGCACTCCTGGCTGACCCTCTGAGCGTCCACGACGCTCTGGTCCACCCACTGCGGCGGAGACGGCGTAGCGGACCCCTCCGCGCGGCTCTCAGCGGCCTGCGACGGCAACTTGGGGGCTGAGGAGGGCGGACTCCCGGCGATCGCGTCACGCAGCCTCCTGGCCACGATCGCCCCCACCGTCGTCTTCACCTCATCCGGCAACGGTCGGCCAGCAACCACCTGGCGCAGCTGCTGCTCCGTCCAGCCTTCCAGCAACATCCCCGTCACCGTCAGCCCCTGGTCCCGCAGCGTCTTCCCGGTCAGCAGGAACGGCGGCTTCTCCGCCCCGACTGCGAGCAGCAGCTCAACACCCGGAGTCCGATCCACCTCCTCGATGCCGTCCGTCCCTCCCGAACCGTTGTCGAACGCGCCCGCGGACAAGGAAGGACGGCTAATGGCTTCACCTGATGGGTCACTGACGGATTGCAGGTCAGATTGACCCCTGCCACAGGTCAGATTGACCTCACCGTCAGAGCAATCTGACCTGTGGTCCAGGTCAGATTGAACTGTTCGCAGGTCAGAGCCTTGCTCGGCCGACAGGTCAGATTGAACTGTCGGCTGGTCAGGGGCGGTATCCGGCTTCTCCGGCACAGGGGCACTGCCGAACGAGAGGCGCTCGACCTCGTTGTCGTCGTACGCCCGCCGGGTCCGGGCCATCGAGGCCAGGAGCGGGAGGTTCACGCGAGCGAGATTGCTCGTCTCCGGCCGGCGAACCGACCGCACCAGGTTCTTTCCAATCAGCTTCTTCTTCGTTCGGCGCACCGTGCTGAGGGACGTTCCGGTGTCCTCTGCGAGACGTTCCTCGCCGGGCCAGCAGTACCCATGAGGGTCGGTGTAATTCGTGTAGGCCAGAAGGAGCAGCTTCTCGCTTCCCTCCAGGCCCTCAGCAGCGAACACCATCGCCATGTGCTCGACGCTCACAACGTCACCCCCGCCGTACGGAGGATCACAGAGCGTGGACTTGTTGGCGTGACTTCCGCTGCCAGCTCGGTCTTCTTCTTCGCGGGGCCGCGCCCTCTCGGAGGGTTCTTCCTGAACCACGCCAAAAATGCCTTGGTGTCCATCGTTTGGGCCCTGCCTGCCACGCCGTACGGATGCGCCTTGCCGGGCCCGAAGGGCCAATCCTTCGCACTCTTAGAGATCCTGCGCACGCCCTCGCGAGTGATGCTCGTAACGATGCCGAGTTCTGCAAGGAGCTCTGCCCCGCTAGCGAAGGTAACGATCGCTGGGAGGTCAACCGGCAGCAGTGGGTCAAGGCAGACCGGTTCGGGTGTAGAGCGTCTAGCTGCTTGGCGTGCGATCAAATTCCTAGGAAGGATCCTCCTGCGAACTCTGGGCTTGGTTGCCGGAGGGGCAGGCGCGAGATGTCCGGTGCTGCCATCGATCCACTGGTAGATGGGAAGCATGTACAGAGTGCTCTGCATGCGGTAATGCGCAGTCTTGGTTGCTACCCGCCGGGCTCCGACGACTACCAGCTCTCCACGCGCAGCAAGAGCGGAGACGTTCTTGTACACCCCGGACGGCGAGGCGTCTGAGACTGCGACCACGTCTGCGACCGTAAATGGGCCGGCGGCGAACTTCTCCCGGAGGACCGCCATCAACGAATCGCCTCGCTGGGAGGAGAGGACCTCCCTACACTCCCGCTGGCCTCGGGGGACCCGACTTCGAGGGGTGTGCATGATGTTGTGGAGCGGTTCCTCTGCGCGAATCGCCTCTCGTTCTGCTCGCAGCGCTTCCGGGCGCGTAAGGAACCATTCGACGGAGTTGGACCGCACCTCTGGCCACCACTTCGTGGCATAGTCACGCGCGTGCTCTCGCCACCGAACATGCAGCCTTCCGGAGATTCCTGCGTAGAGCAGCTGGTCGTCTGCGTCGTAGAAGCGGTACAAGGCGGTTTGGCCCCGCCGATCTCCAGAGATTGCCATTCGAGCCGCAACCATCGAAGCCGGATCACTGCTGTCGCTGGTGAGTCTCACCAGCGGCCCGGGTACAGTCATGGGTGGACCTTGCTTTCACGAGGTAGGTCTGTGAGCAGCGGGGTGCAAACCCGCTGTTGTGCTTGACGGCCGGTGGGGTGCTGCCCCCGCCGGCCGTTTGCGCGTTCAGGGCTGGGTCGGTTCCTCGCCCGCGCCTGGCCGCTTGTATGTGTGCCGGAAGAAGTCCAGGAACGGCCCGGTCTCCATGAGCTGTGCATTGCCTGCCTCCCCGTAGGGGTAGGGCCTGTCGATGCCGAAGGGCCACACGTCGGCGTAGAGCTTCGACGTGGCGATGTGGCGGACGCCTTCGCGGGTGATGCTGTCGACGATCTTGAGCTTCACGAGGAGCTGGGCCCCGGAGGTGAAGGTGACGGCGGGTGGCAGCCGAGTTTCTTCCTGATCTTGCTTCTTGCGGGCGCTCATCGGCGTCTCCGCATGGCGGGACCACTTGGCGGATTGCCAAGTGAAGGCGATACGCTCATGACGAATCTCCCTAGCTGGGGGTTCACGCAGCCACCCTTCTTCGCAGGTCGGTGGCTGTAAGGGGCGGTCGGCCGGGGTGATGTCCGGTCGGCCGTCCGCGCGTCCGGCTGGATGCCGGGGCGAACAAGATCAGGCGTTATCAGCCCCTTCCTGCGGGCGTAGCTGCGTGGTCCAGCGAAGGATCGTCGACCCCTCTGCAACCTTCACAGCCACCTCGACGACACGGCCGTCCTCCAGCGTCACCGTGCGTACGACCTGGGTGACGACCACCGCGTCGGCAGTCAACCCCAGCGCCTGCTTCTCCGGCTCCGTTGCAAGCCGGCTGGTGACCTCTTCCAGAACCTGGTCCTGAGCAACGCCGAGCCGTGAAGCGGCCAGCTCCCGCGAGGCGCCGGTCGAGACCGGTTCCTTCAGCTCGGGAGTCACCGCGATCACATACGCGGGGTAGTAACTGGTGCTCAGGTGAACAGGAGTGCCGCCCCTGCTCACGACCCGGCGGCGCACCTGCACAGGCGTACCCGGGTCCACCTCCAGTCGAGGGGCCACGAGGGCGTTCGCACCGACAGTTCCGACCTCAAGGATGCGCGAGGACTCGCCTACCTCTAGGGCGCTACCTGTAGCGGCATGCATGGACACGCGGCTACCGATGCTGGTGCTGGCCGGCGTAGCGACGATGGTCTTACTGCCCGGCCTGGTGAGCACCAGGCCCTCCATCTTGAGGGCCCGGAAAGCGCGGTTGACGGTCGTATGGGCTACGCCGAACTGCTCGGTGGCTTCCCGGTAGCTCGGCATCTCGTCGCCGGGCCTGAGTGTCCCGTCTTGAATCTGCCGCCGGTAGTGCGCGGCGATCTCCGCGGATCCAGGCGTCTTCGCCATGGCCTGCCTCCCTTCTGTGTCGCGTTACTGCTCACTCCGTTGTGAGCAGCGGTGTCACTCCAAAGACTAATCCACCGACACATCTTGCGCTACCACTAGCGCTAGAGGTGTCACTTCGGCTACGTTATGGATGTCGAGACCGGCGGAAGCTCCAAAACGCCGGAAGGCCCAGGCGCGCATACGCCCAGGCCTCCCAGGAGCCCCGAAGGACTCGGCGAACCGTCCCACCTGCGCATACAGGAGGAGATCCGCGTGGATCAGCGTAGCCGCATCACCGGACAGACCGCAGCCACCACCAGCAACGACATGGACGAGGCCCTCCGCCGCGTCCAGGGCCGCCCCGCCCCCACCAGCACGCCGCGCACCCTGGCGGTGGCCGCATGAGTGACGACCACGCCCGCGCCCAGGACTTCCTCGACGAGCTGTACCGGCTCAACGGTGCCGACACCCTCGGCAACCCGGGCCAGACCCCCGCGACCCGCATCCAGGTCCGCACCGCCGACGGCCAGCTCATCGGCGAAGCGCTCCTCTCCGCCCGGTCCACCGAGGAGACCACCCTCGCGATCAGCGCCGTCGCCGAGTACGCGCTGACCATGCCCGCCGACTACCAGGCCGGGCGTACCCCCGCCCCCGAGGTCGACCCGCTTCTCATCGCCGACCTGGAGGACTACTTCGCCGCCGTCGACCCGCAGTCGTACCTCCCCGACGTGTTCGCCTGCGACGACCCCGAGGTCGCGGCCGCCGCCTACGAGCAGATGGTCACCGGCGAGTGGGACGGCGAACTCTGATGGGCGCGCGCGACCCGTACGGCCCCGTCCACACCGCCGGGAACGCCGTCCCGCCCCTCGACCCCGACCTTGCCGGGGCCCTCGACGACCTGGACGGCATCCACCCCGGCATCGACCTCATCCGCGACGGCATCCGCCACCTCGCCCTCGACCGGCACACGGCGGACACCACCCAGACCCTCCTCGCGGCCCTCGCCGGATCCGCCGGCGCCGACGTCATCACCGCCATCGGCCACCTCGTCGCCAGGTTGGCGGACGCCGACCACAACCCCGCCCTCCGCGCCCTCCCGTTCACCGTGCAGAAGACGGCCCGCCGCCACGGCGAGCAGGCCGCCTACCACCTGGCCGACCCCGACCTCCACCAGCCCGCCAGCGAAGCCTCTGCCGCCATCACCGGCACCTGAAAGGACCACCATGACCACCCAGATCACCGCCCCGTCCACGTCCGCCGAGCTGCGTGCCCGAGCCGAGCAGATCCTCGCCCGGAACGCGATTAGCGGCCCGTCGCCGACCGACACCGACTTCCGGCGGGCCGAAATCTTCACCAACCTCGCCAAGGCCGCCGCGATCACCGAACTCGCCGCCGCCATCACCGCCGCGGCCTGACCCGGCCCGCCCTGTCGCCACCAACCCCCACCGGTTGGTGACGGCAGAGCAGCCCGGACCACCCCGGCCCTGCACCCGCCACTCAACGACGAGAAAGGCACCCCTCATGACCGGCACCGAGTTCCGCCAGACCCACGGCGACCCCACCACCTGGACCACCGCCGAGATCGAAGCCCAGCAGAACCTCGCCGCCTGCGACGCCCACCACCACATCGGCGGCACCACCAACACCGGCAAGGGCACCAACCTCCAGCACCTCACCCCCGACACCAAGGCCTCCGCGAACCGGCTCCGCCAGCTCCTTGCCCCCGCCGCCTGACCCGCACCCACCAACCCGAAGGGACGCCCCATGACCACGCAGCCCCAGACCGCCTGGCCCGAGAACACCGTCGCCCGCTACCTCACCGTCGGCGGAGCCACCGTCAACGTCACCCACGAGCCCCGCTACTCCAGCGACACCGCACCGAACGTGACCGCCGCCTACTGCGGCGGCTGCCCCGCCTACACCGACAGCGGATGGTCCGCGTACGCCGGCCGCTGGGACAACGGCAGCGTCGGGGCCGACAACGCCGCCTGCACCTGGGCGCAGAAGCACGCCGAGACCTGCCGCGCCATCCCCAAGCCCGCCTAACCCGTCCGCCCACCCCCCCCACACCAAGCCCGAGAGGACACCGAACCACCGTGACCACCACCCCGGCCCCGCAGCCGCCCACCAGCCCCCACGGCCGGACCCTGCCCAACGCCGGGGACCAGCCCACCCGCACCCACAAACTCACCCGCGGCCAGGGGTGGGTCCTCGCCCTCGCCACCATCCCGATGATCGCCGTCGGTATCGGCGGCGCCATCGGCACCTACGCCAACGCCACCGCCGAACTCCACCGCTCCGAAACCGCCCTCGGCGTCGTCGCCGCCGGCGAAGGCGCCACCCTCGTCGCCGCCATCGTCATGATCGGCGTCACCATGCTCGGCCAAGCCGCCCCCGCCATCATCCGAGCCGCCCTCTGGGCCCTCCCCGCCGCCGCCTCCACCATGGGCATCGTCATCGCCTCCGACCTCAAAGAAGCCGTCGTCTACGGCCTCACCCCCCTCGCCATGACCGCCTCCGCAGAAGGCATCAGCTTCCTCGCCCGCCGCATCGTCGTACACACCAGCGGCATCGACGTCGAAGCCCAACGCCGCAACGCCGACATCATGCGCAAGGTCGCCGTCCTCACCGCCCGAGCCGAACGCCACCCCGACGAGAAGGTCCGCGACAAGTCGGCTCTCGCCGCATGGAAGCTCATGAGCCGCATCGGAGACGGCGACGCCCAACTCGGCTCAGGGCTCATCGGCGTCCAGCGCGAACGGCTCACCGAAGGAGCCGACGCGGCTCTCATCTCCATGCTCACCGGCACCACCCGGCTCACCCCCAACCGCCCCGTGAGCCGCCCCCTTGAGCCCGGCGAGCCGACCACTGAGCCGCCCCGCGAGCTCGTCGGCAGCACCGTGAGCCTGAGCCCGGCCACCGACCCCCACCCCGAGCCGACCCCCCGCACCCTCACCGACCCGGCCACCATCACCCAGCCCGCTGACCAGCACTTCTCACGTGAGCCCGTCTTGATCCCGGCTGAGCCCATCATCACCAAGCCCACCCCCATCACCGCTGAGACGGCTCAGACCGATACCGGTGAGCCCGGTGAGACGGATGGCGGCTCAGACGAGAAGGAGAAGCAGATCGCCGCCCTGGCTCACCGGCTCACCCAGGGCGACCGGCTCACCAAGTCCACCGCGGCTCAACTCCTCGGTGTAAGCCCCGCCACCGCCGGACGGCGGCTCAAGGACGCCCGCGACCGGATCAGCGAAGGGACGGGGATGTACCTGTGAGCCGCCACGCTGAGACGCAGGCGCGCACGGGTGTGAGCCCGGCCGCCCCTCCGCGTCGCCACCCCTTGAACCCGGCCGGGCCGCTCACCGCAGTCCCGGCCCCGCCGGCCGCCCCGGACTGGCCGACCTGGGGACAACGGATCCTCCCCACCCCCATCCGTCACCTCCTTGTCGACCTCGGCATGTGGCACAACCCACAGCCGTTGCCCCCGTCCGGGCACCTCACCCAAACCATCGCCGTCCTCGACCGGTACGGCTGGTGCAGGTCCCTCGACTACTCGCCGACCGGCCGCATGTGCATCCGCGGCGCCCAGAACCTCCTCGAGAAGACCGGGCACGTCACCCCCGCAGCCCGCGCCCGGGCCGTCGACCACATGCAGACCGTCCTTGACCGGCACGGCGTCACCATGCCGTTCCACGCCTGGAACGACCTCCCCCACCAGCAGTTTTCCAACATCCGCACCCTCCTCACCCGAGCCGCGTACACCGCACGAGCGAACGGAGAATGACCGTGCACGCCCCCGACAACAACGAATTCGAGCGCATCATCAACGGCGGGATGCAGCCCCCCACAACACCCCCCACCTGGGCCGACCCCACCCCGTACGGCACCCCCAACGGGCCCGCCAGCACCGCGAAGACCGGGCTCACCACCCGCGGGAAGGCCGCCCTCGGTATCGGGGCCGCGGTCCTCGCCGGCGGAACCCTCCTCGGCTACCAGTCGTACTCCGCCAGCACCGCCGAGGCCGACCTCAAGGCCCAGGAACTCGCCCTCAAGGCCGACGCCCTGGAGGTCGAGAGGCTCAAGGTCCTCAACCAGGCCAAGACGGCCGCCGAGGGCAAGGCCACCGAGCAGGCCACGGCCCGCCAGACCGCCGTCGACACCTGCGTGAAGGGCCTCAAGAACCAGGTCGGGAAGGGCTACGGATCCCCGACGTACGGGCAGATCGTCGAGGACTGCCAGACCCAGTACCCGGCCGCCCCGCAGGCCCCGGACATGCAAGCCGCAGGCTCCTCCAACACCTCCTCCGGCAGCACCGGAGGAGGCGTCAACGACGCCGCCGTCCTCGGCATCGGAGCCCTCGTCATCCTCGGCGGATTCGCCGTCCGCAGGAACACCCGCACCAACCCTGCGTAACCAACCCGACCTCTTACCTACCTCTTCCCACCCCGGAAAACCCACGGTCAGAACCCGCACAGGACCAGGAAGATCGAGGATCTTCCGGCGGTAGGAAACCCAGAGTAAGAACTACTGAGAGTGAGGAATGTGATGTCGGCAGAAGCCGCACCGGCAGCCGCCACCACCCCCAGCACTGCGACCCCGCCCGCCCCGAACACCGCCCCCACGGCCACCGGGGCGGGCCCGCGGCCGGGCCTCCTCGCATCCATGGTCGCCCCCGTCGAACCCGCCCGAACCACCTTCACCCTCACCCCCGACACTGCCGCCCCCGGCACCCCCGAGGGCGGCAGTGGCACGCCCGCCGGCGGGGTCTCCAGCGCCGCCTTCCACGACACCACCACCCCCGACAGCACCAAGACCACCAACCCCTCCGGGAACGGTGCCGGGAAGCCGAAGCAGGGCATGATCCGGGCCCTCGTCCTCGCTGCCGCAACCCGGTGGGCGAAGGGCGGCGGCACCGCGAACAAGCGCCTCGACATGCACAAGGCCCGCGCCCAGGCCGACCAGGTCAAGGAGACCCGCCAGGTCACCGTGAACCGCACCCCCGCAGGCGGCAGCGGCGGCGGGGCCGGCGCCAAGGGGCCCGGTGGGGGAGGTGGCGGCCGCGGCCCGAAGCCGTCCGGCAGCACCGGCCCCGGGGGCGGTCAGGGCGGCAAGTCCCTCGACCGGAAGTCCTCCGGCGGCCACACCAAGAACAGCGGAGCCGCCGGCCCGAAGAACAACACCACCCACACCAAGCCGACCAACGGCCCGGCCGGCACCACGAAGAACCGCAACCCCCGCGGACTGTCCGGCCCGGACGGGCGCAGCAACACCGGCAGCAGCCACGGAGGCGGCGGCAAGGACACCAACCGCGGCCGCACCAACACCGAAACCGCCACCCCGAAGCCGGTCAAGACCAAGGACGCGAGCGCGGCCGCGCCGAAGAACAACACCAAGACCAACCCCGGCACCACCACCGGGGCGAAGGGCAGCACTGGCGGTACCGGTAAGCCCGGCAAGGACGGCAAGACCCCGCCCACCCCCAAGACCCCCACAGACACCACCAACGGCAAGAACACCCCGGCCGGCCCCCGAATCCCGAAGCAGACCACCAACGACAAGACGCCCGGCGACACCAACAAGACGCCGAAGCCCGACTCGAAGACGAAGCCGGACCTCACCAAGAAGAAGGGCCAGGAGCCGAAAGCCCCCACCAAGGGCAACGGCAACCCGGCCAAGCCCACCCCGGCCACCGAGACGACCGGCAACCAGGACAAGCCCGAAACCCGCACCACCCCCACCGCTGGCCCCACCAAGCGGCCCCTCGCCACCCAGCCCTCCCGAGAGACCGGCTACCGCGACGGCACCCGCGCCGCGAAAGCCACCGCCCACGCCCGCGCCTACCGCGACGGTCTCAAAGACGGCTGGAACGACACCCTCGCCGCCGCCCACCACGAGAAGACCCTCCTCGACCAGGCCCACGCCGAACGCCGCAACACCCGAGAGAGCGAGCCCACCGTGACCACCCCCACCACCAGCAGCGCCGACCACCACACAGAACCCGGCGCACCGAACCCCATCCAGGTCACCGGAATCGACGCGAAGAACCTCCACCTCGGCGACGGGGCCTCCCGCACCACCATCAGCCGCGGCGAAGTCCGTTCCCTCAAGCAGTTCGAACGCCGCCTCGAAGACCGCCTCACCACCCTCCAGAAGACCGCCGACACCACCAAGCAGCTCCAGGCCCACGCCGAAGGCCAAGCCCAGCAGGCACAGAACCTTCTCGAGCAGGCCAGGGGCGTCAAGGGCGGCGACAAGCTGGCCTCCGCCCTGTCACGGCTCACCGAGGACGCCAAGAAGCAAGCCGTCGAAGCCGGAGAGATCCACAAGCGGGCCGTCCGGTCCGCCGACGCCTGCGCCGCCGTCCTCGCGAACGTCTCCACCCGCTACGGCGGCATGTACCAGGCCGTCGTCGACTCACCCGAAACCGTCCCCGCCGAACTCGCCTACTACCAGGGAGCCTGACCATGGCCACCGACATCCGGTTCCGCGAACTCCAGAAGGCCGTCACCGACCTCGGCAAGCAAGTCGTCCGCGCATCCGAGGTGATCCAGCAGCACGGCAAGTTCATCACCGACCAAGCCCAGGACACCGCCCGCACCGCCGAAGGCATCGCCGCGATGGGCGTCGACCCCGACACCGTCGCCGAAACCCAGCACCTCGCCCGCCTCATGGACGGCCTCGCCGACTCCGCGCACGCCTACGCGTCCGCCGCAGACACCACCGCAAAGTCCGCCCAAGCCGCGCACGCCCAGAACCAGGCATCCCACGGCGGCATCGCCGAAGCGGTCTCCCGGTCCGCGGTCGGCGTGAAAGAGCTCAACCGCGAATGGCTCCGCCAGCAGTAACCACACCACCGAACCCCGCTCGCCCCCGCACCCCGGCCCACACCGTCAGGAGACCGCCATGACCATCCCCACCGCTCACGCCCGGCCCGCCACCACCGAACGCGCCATCGCTATCGCCACCACCGCAGCCCCCATCGCGACCGGCATCCTCGCCCCCCTCCTCGACGGCAGCGCAGCCTTCACCACCACCCTCGCCTACGGGGGAGCAGCCGGGTTCCTCGCCGCGAACTACATGGGCCGCCTCCCACCCGCCCTCCGCGCGAACCTTCCCGCCGCCGACATCGCCGAAGCCCACCGCAGCCCCCTCTTCATCTCCACACTCACCACCGGCACCGCCCTCGCCATGGGCACCCTCATGGGCCCCGAAGGCGCCGACGCCCTCATGGCCGGCATCGCCACCCTCCCCTCCATCCCCGGCATCGTCTCCCTCGGCTGGTGGGCCGCCGTCGCCATCGTCCCCCTCAAGCTCCGCAACGTCCTCCGCCGCACCCCACCCGCAACCAGCCCCGCCACCACCGCCCTGCCAGGCATCCCCACCACCGGAACCCCCGGCGACGACATTGTCCGCCTCTGGGCCCAGCACATCTCCCACCCCCGCACCGGAACCCACCGCGGCCAGGAACTCACCCTCACCACCCTCACCCCCACCCGGTGGGCCGGCATCATCACCGCCCCCCTCGGCGGCACCGTCACCGTCACCCCCGACGCGATCTCCTCCGTCTACCAAATCCCCGCCACCTGGATCACCCACCAGCCCGGCACCCACGCAGGCGAACGGCAGATCACCGTCAACCTCACCCCGCCCGCCGACCTCGACCCTTCGACCCTTGCCGGGGCCTGGCGCAAGTGGCTGTCCAAGACCAACGGACTCATGGCCGGCACCCACCTCCAGAACATCCAGGACGACCCCAACACCGGCGGCCAAGTCGCCGTCGTCGTCGCCGGAGACAACCTCGACCGGCTCCAGCACCCCGACCGCATGGACCTCGCCGGGGCCCTCCGCATCAAGAACCCCCTCCTCGTCTCCTACGAACCCCGCCAGAACCCCAGAGAGGCCGTCATCCGCCTCATGGACCGCAACCCCCTCGAAGCCGGCGTCCCTTTCCCCGGCACCCACGTCCTCAAGGCCAACACCAACGGGTACGTGCAGATCGGCGTCGGCGTCTCCGGGTTCCCCGCCCGCATCCAACTCCACGACCCCGCGCTCGGCGCCCAGCACTGCATCGTCGCCGGCGTCACCGGCTCCGGAAAGGGCGGAACCCTCCAGCTCATCGCCCTCGCCCACCACGTCAACGGGTCCGCGATCATCTACGCCGACCCCAAGGGCTCCTCCAACCCCGCTATCGACGCCATGGCCGCCTACTCCGGACTCGGCCCCGACGGCGCCATGGGCGCCCTCCGCATCTGGTTCCACATCCTCCAGCACCGGGTCACCGAATCCGCCCGCCTCGGCATGAAGAACTTCCAGCCCAGCCCGGAACGCCCCTGGGTGCCGCTCATCCTCGACGAAGCGTCCAAGCTCCTCGGCGAGAACGCCGAACACAAGAAGGAAGCCACCTACATCATCAACGCCGGGGCCACCCTCGGCCGATCCCTCGGCATGCCCGTCATCCTCGCCAACCAGCTCATGCAACTCGCCCAGCTCGGCGGCGACGCAGCCATCCGCGACAACGTCTTCTACGGCGGCAGCCTCATCCTCCTGCGCTCCGACTCCCAGCAGAAGCACCTCGTCGACCTCCCCGAGAACTTCGCCGGCTGCAACCCCGCCGACATCCCCCCGGCCTGGTCCGCCGACCGGCAGATGGTCTACGACCCCAACACCCCGCCCGACGACCCCAAGCGCACCTTCGGCCTCGCCTTCGCCGCCTCACCCGGCGCCCACGCCGAAATGATGCGCAACTACATCCTCGAAGACGCCACCCCCCACATCGACACCCAGCACATCGCGCACCCCGCCGACTGGCCGGCCTGGGCCGACCGGGACACCCTCGCCACCCAGCCCGTCCTCCCCGGCGACGACAACAGCAGCGGCCCCGACATGCCCTCCACCCCCGGCACTCTCTTCACCCCGCCCCCGACCAAGAAGCCCACCAGCACCGAAGAGAAGATCGTCCAGGCCCTCAAGGACGCCGCCGACCCCATCGGCCTCGAGACGGTCTACCTCCACAAGGACCAGCTCGCCACCATGACCGGCTCCAGCGGATCCACCCTCGACAACGCCCTCACCCGCCTCACCAAGACCGGGCAGATCCACCGGCGCACCGAGGGCGGCAAGGTTGTCCGCGGCGAGTACGGGCTCGACGCGGACCCGGACGAGATCAGCACGGGGGAGTAGAACCGAGGGAAGGGCAGCCCGGACAAACCCCCGATTGTGCGTCACGCTGGTACTGCACGGCCGGTCAGGGAGCCCCGGTGTCCCCGCGCCCACTCCCAGACCGGCCGGCCACACAGACCCGTTGCCGGGGGCGTACCGGCAGCGGCAGCCTGACCCCACCAGAACTGAGCAGAGGGCTGGTGAGGCCAGGGAGCGCGCGGCCCCTTCCAGAGGTTGAGGACGGCCTGGAGGGGGCCGCCGCATGTCCAGGGCCAGCTACCTCACCGGCTTCCACACCCCGCAGCCCCGCGCCGTGAACTGACCATCCGACGCCCTGATCGTCACCGTGATGCTCTGGGCCGACGTCGCGAACCCGTTGTCGAGGATGCCCCCGCCCTTCGACGTCCGCTCCCAGTAGCAGTCCTCCATCCGCCCCGACGCCCGATACGTCCCCGGCGGGATCGGCAACCCCTCGCCCTCCGACAACTGCTCGGCCGACGGCATCTTCGACGACACCACATACGCGCCGTCCCCGAACCACCGCTCGTACGACCCCGACACAGCCTCCTTGACGGCCTTCGCCCACTCCGGACACAGCTTCGGCACCCCCACCAACAGAGCCTCGCCGTTGTCGCCGTCCATCTGCCCCGACTCGACCAGCCACTGCGGCCGCGACGCCCCATCCACCGCGCTCACCGGCAGCGACTCGCAAATGTCCCGCACGAACCCGGACGCCGACCCCGAGCCGACCGCCCACCCCTTCTCGTCCGCGAGCTCGTCGATCTCCCCCTCCGGCCCGGGCGGGTAGACCGGCTCCGGCACCTCCGTGGGCTCCTCCGTCGGCACCACTGAACTGGGAGTCGACGACGGACTCGAGCCGGCCGCCTCCTCGCCCCCGTCCCCGCTTCCGCCGCACCCCGACAACACCACAGCCACGGCCACACCAACCGCCGCGACCCCCACCCCACGCATCGATCTCATGCGCCGCAGGATGACACCCCCCACCGGGCAGGGGGAAGGAAACCCCACACATCAGGGATCATCAGAAACAGGCGCGGGGCCTACGAAGACCAACCACACACAGCGGGAGCCCCACCGCCATGGCAAAAGGCCGGATCATCGAAGCCGACACCGCGGCCCGCCGCGCCCAACTCCTTGCGCTGCGCCGGCAAGGCGTCCGGTACGACGACCCCCGCATCATGGACCTCGGGTACGCCAGTGCCGGTGCCGCCCGTAAGGACCTCACCCGCGCGCTCCAGCACCACCACGACGAGGAAGCCGCCGAGGCCAAGGTGTACCGGCAGCAGGAGAACGAGCGCCTCGACGCCCTCCTGGAAGCGGTCTGGGACAAGGCCACCACCCCCAGTCCCGTCTTCAACAAGGACCGCGAGATCGTTGCCGAGGAGATCGACCTCAAGGCCGTCGACACCGTCCTCAAACTCATGGACCGGCGGGCCAAGCTGAACGGGCTCGACATGCCGCAGCGCACCGAACTCTCCGGACCCGACGGAGGCGCAGTCCCCTTCGGCACCGGCTCCCTCGACGAGCTGAACACCCTCATCGGCTTCGCCGGCCAGAACACCCCCACGACTAGCACCCCGGAGGGCACCGGTGGCGACGCCGACGGCTGAGCTCCTCGAGGGCGCCCTGCTCGCCGAATACCGGGAACTCCCCGTACCCGAGCGTCGCCGCATCGCCCAAGCGGCCAGCCCCGACGTTCGGCTGCGCCTCGCATGGGTGGAACGGCAGATGGCCATGGACCGCTCCCCGGGCGCCCTCGCCTCCGTACTCACCGAGGGCCGGGAAAAGCAGGCCCGCCACCTCGACATGATCGACGCCGTATTCATGCGCATCGCCGCAGGTGAGCGCATGCAAGTGATGATCACCTGCCCGCCGAGACATGGAAAATCGCAGCGCGCCTCACGCTGGGGGCCACTCTGGTACCTGCGCCGTCACCCCACCCACCGCGTCATGCTCGCCTCATACGGTGCCGAACTCGCCGACGACCACGGCCGGTGGGTACGTGACCAACTCCGGGAGTACGCCCCCACGCTCGGAGTCCGCCTCGATGACGGCTCCCGTGCCGCCAACCGCTTCGACCTTGAACAACCCCGCGGGTCCTCCGTACGAGGAGGCATGGTCACCGCCGGCGTCGGAGGCTCTTTGAACGGCAAGGGCTTCAACCTCGGCGTCATCGATGACCCATTCAAAGGCAGCGAGGACGCCAACAGCCCCACCCAGCGCGACCGCAAGTGGGAGTGGTACCAGTCCGTCTTCTACACCCGCCGCGCCCCCGGCGCCTCAATCGTCTTGATCAACACGCGCTGGCATGAAGACGACCTGTCCGGGCGCATCCTCGCCACCGAGCCCGAGAACTGGACTCTCATCGACCTGCCCGCCACTGCACTGTCCAACGACGATCCGCTCGGCCGGAACATCGGCGACGCCTTGTGGCCCGAGCAGTACGACGCCGAGGAGCTGGAACGGACCCGCAGAGCGGTCGGCGAGCGCGTCTGGTGGGCCCTCTACCAACAGCAGCCCCGCCCCCTCTCGGGCGGCGTGTGGAAACAGTCCTGGATCGACGACCACCGCATCAGCACCGCAGTCCTGCGCAGCATCGACCTCGACCGGATCGTCATCGCTGTCGACCCTGCCGGCGGCAAGTCCACCTCGAACGACGAGGTCGGCATCACTGCCGCCGGGTCCGCCTACGTCGAATCCCTCGGCCCGCACCACTCCCACCCCGAGATGCGCGACGAGTTCTACGTCCTCGACGACAAGTCCGCCTCCCTCGGCGCCGACGAATGGGGGATCGTCGCCTGCCAACTCGCCATCGACTGGCAGGCCGACGCGATCGTCGTCGAGTCGAACTACGGCGGCGACATGACCGCCCAAGTCATCACCCAGGCCTGGCAGGAACTCGCCCGCAAGGGCCTGACCGGGCGCATGCTCATGCCGCGGCTCATCCCCGTGAACGCCAAGCAGGGCAAACGGCTGCGCGCCGAACCCATCGCCCAGCTGTACGGGCAAGGCCGAGTCCATCACGTCGGACAGTTCACCAAGCTCGAAGGGCAGATGGTCACCTGGATGCCCGGGATGGACTCCCCGGACCGCATGGACTCCGCCGTTCACGCCCTCACTGAACTTGCTGAAGTCGACGGGCTCGAGACCACGATGGACACCTACGAGCGCGGAGACCCGCCCGGCCGGCGCTGACCGGGGGCAACAACCACCGCCCCGCGCCCTACCCTGATCACAAGGCGCGGGGCCTGACAACGTCCAGAAGGGGCGACTGGTGGGCCTTGCCCGATTCATCGTCGACCGGTGGAGCGCGCTGAACTACAAGCGCGCCTTCGCCGACGAGGCGTACAAGCAGCCCAACCGTGCGGTCTTCCCCCACGCGACACGCTCCTGGGTGCCGAAGGAAGACTGGCGGCGCCTCGCCTCGTACACGCTCCTCGCCGCCTACGGGCACAACCAGGCGTGGGAGATCGCCGCGATCCAGGACGACACCGACGCCACCGCCCGGCGCGAGTTCGGCGACCCGGCGATGCTCGTCGCGTCCATCACCTCCCACATGCTCGGCCGGCAGCAGACCATCACCGTGCCCGGCGCCGAAGAAGCCGAACAGGCCAACGGGAGCACCCCCACCGCGGAAGCCCTCCACGCCGCCGACGTCCAGGAAAAGCTCCGCGCCTGGGCCAAGGCCGAACAGTTCTCCCTGCGCCTCCAGCAAGCCGAACGGAAAGCCGTCCGCGAAGGCGACACCGTCTACCTCCTCGGCCTCGACGCCGCCAAGGGCCGGCCCCGCCTGTCCGTCATCGACGCCGGGTTCTACTTCCCCGACCTGCCCGACAACGCCGGCGACAGCGCGGACTACCCCGACCGCATCCACTTCGCGTGGGAGACCGACGCCGACACCCTCAAGGGCACCAAGGCCAAGCTGCGGCGCCTCACGTTTGAACTCGGCCCGATCGGCACCCGCACCCTGCCTGACACCGGCGGCCCCCGCCCCGTACGGGTCCCCGCCTACGACCTCGACGGCACCACCCCGCTCATGACTGGCGGCGACGTCTACAACCCAGACAGCGAGACGATCAGCCGCCAGTACCCGTGGAACGACACCCCGTCCACGATCACCTGCTACCTCACCGACGCCGAGTGGGACCTCGACGACATCAAGGCCGACCAGGACGTCCACACCCTTGACTACCGGTACGCCACGTTCCTCACCCGTGACGACGGCGAAGTCCTGGACCACCTCGACCTGCAGATCGACTTCATCCCCGCCATCCACGTCCCCAACAGCATCCCGGAGGACGGGCACTGGGGAGAGTCATCCCTCGCCCCCCTGCTGCAGCTGTTCGACGAGCTCCAGGGCACCGACACCGACTCCTCGCAGGCGTCCGCGACAACCGGCGCCCCGATCCTCTGCATCGTGAACCCAGAATCGAAGGGCAGCGGCCGCCGCAGCGACAGCAAGGAGAAACGCATCCGGGTGCAGCCTGGGATGGTCGTCGAGACGGGGCAGGGCGGCAACATCTTCGCCGTCGACACCTCACCGCAGCTCGCCGAGCTCCGCAACAAGACCGCCGAACTCCAGGACCGGCTGTCCCTCAACGCCCGCATCCCTGCCGTCGCCCTCGGAACAATCGACCCGACGAAAGCCCCGTCAGGCTTCGCGATCGACCTGTCGTACGGGCCCATGGACCCCCTCATGGACTCCATGCACCTCGCCCGCGACGACAAGTACGCCCTCTTGTTCAAGATGGTCCAGCGCCTCTACCTGGCCCTCCAGCACCCCGACTGGACCGGGCCCGTCGTCGACGCCGAGCTGGTGTGGGGCACGTACAAGCCCACCGACAAGACCGCCGTCCTCACCCAGGTCGGTACCGGGCTCCGCGACGGCGTCATATCGCTCGAGACCGCCGTACGCCTCATCGCCGACGCCGGCTACCCCATCGACGACATCAGCGACGAGATCGAACGCATCCAGTCCCGCCAGTTCGAACAGGCCCGCCTCCTCGCCGACGCCACCGGATCCACCGAAGCCGTCGCCGACTTCCTCGGCATCGACATCACCCCCGACCCCACACCGCCCACCCCCACCTCCCCCCCGGTCGCACCCGCCTCCGACCAGGAAGAACCTGACCCAGAGG